TGCGACTGCCCCTGCGGCGAGACGTGGTGGGGCACGGGGTTCTCGCCTCTCTGCCCCGGGGGCGAAGGCACGCCCTTCCGGATCTACGTACAGCGGCCCCGCCCCGCGCCGGCCCCTTCCCCATAGCAGTATTAGAAGAAGGTGAGAGAGGGGGAAGGTGTATATGTACCCTTCTCTCTGTGGTACCCCACCTAAACCTGCTAGCCCACCCCCTCCGCCCCTACCTTGGCCACACCCCTTGACCGGGCCCGCTCCAGGTGCTAGCCTGGCGAAGCCCCCCGACCCACAACCGAAAGGCATCACCGTGCGAAAGTTCCTCCTGAGCGTGGGCCTCGCCCTCGCCACCACCCTCTCCCTCGCCACCCCCGCCCTGGCCACAGGCGGCGAGAAGTCCGAGCACCGGATCTGTGACGATCACGGGCACTGGGTCGTACTGACCTTCAACATGACGCCCTCGGGCGAGCAGAACCTCGTCCCTGGCCAGAGCTACGTCGACTACGGGTCGGAGTGCTCCAACACCGGCGAGCAGGGTCCCGCAGGTCCCGAGGGCCCGGCCGGTCCGCAGGGTGAGCCCGGCGAGCAGGGCGAGCAGGGGCCCGAAGGTCCGGCTGGTCCGCCTGGCGACGTGACAGTCATCTGTATCCCCGGCTTCCCATTCTTCCCGTTCGATGAGGAGTTCCCGAACGACGAGGTGAACGAGTGCAAGGGCGACAAGGGCGACACCGGCGAGCAGGGTCCCGCTGGCCCGGCCGGCGCTGACGGCGCCGACGGTGCCGACGGTGTCGATGGCGCTGACGGCGCTGCTGGCCCGGCTGGCCCGCAAGGACCGGCCGGCGAGAAGGGCGAGCAGGGGTTCGCTACCTTCCATCCCGGCTCCCCGTCGGTAGGCTCCGATACCACGACCACCACAGTCCCCGCTGCCCCGCTCACCGAGCTGCCCCGTACGGGCGACGGCACCGCCGGTCTCCTGGCCCTCGGTCTCCTCGTCCTCCTCCTCGGCCTCGCCATCTGGGCGGGTAGTGCGACGGGCCGTCGAATCCGCTGACTCCGGTTGACCGGATCGCCGGCCCGGATTCGCAACCGGACCGGCGGTCAGGACCAATCAGGACCGCACAGGACCGCACCTACAGAGGAGGCAGTGCCGTGACCGCAGCCGACAGTATGGATCCCACCGAGGTATGGCTCCTCCGGGCCATCCACCCGTCGACCGGCTACTACACGGACGCGGTCGAGGTCCGGGCCTACGCCCGCTTCGATCTGCTTCGAAAGGCGCTACGTTCGCAGCTACGGGTCGGCACGGCCGTGCCATGCAAGACGCCCGAGCGCTGGACCTGCTTCCGCCTGGACTTGGTGGCCATGACCGTCGAGCCCCTGTCGCACGATGAGGTGCTGGGCTGATGGCCATACTGCCCCCCGAGGTGCAGGCCGTCGCCGACCTGGGGTACGCCGTCGTCCCGGCGTCCGCCAACAAGGTGCCGCTGGTGCCGTGGCGGCGCTGGTCGCACGAGCGGCAAACCCAGGCGGATCGGGACGACCTGCCCCGAGGCGACCTGTACGCCGTGCTCACCGGCTCGCTGTACGACCTCGTCATCCTCGACTTCGACGGTGAGGCCGGGCTGGCCGAGTACATGCGCCGCAAGCTGACCTCGAACGTCATCACCGGCAGCGGGGGGCGGCATGTCTGGCTCCATTCCCCCGGCTACCCGGTCAAGACCGTCAGCGCCGTGGCGCCGGGGGTCGACGTGCGGGGAGAGGGCGGCCTCGCCTACTTCTACGGAACGAGCCGCAAGGGCACGTATCGCCTGCAGACGACCACCTTTCTCAATGAGGGCCCTAACCGGCCGCCGATCATCAACCTGCTCCCCGAGAAGAAGGCGCCCGAGGGCGGGGCGCCGGCCGCCGAGTGGAAGGGCGAGGGCCACGGCACCGACGCCGCCCTTCGCATCCTCAAGGCCGGGGTGGCCGAGATCGCCGGTGCCGTAGAGGGCAGCCGCAACAAGGCCATGTGCCATGCCGCCTACACGGCCGGCGGCTTGGTCGGGGCCGGTGTGCTCGACGTCGAGGCGGCGTTCAACGCCCTCGTCTCGGCCGCCGCCCAGTGCGGGGCCGAGGACGCCGTCCGGGTCATCGCTCACCAGATCGAGGCTGGCATGGCCGCCCCCCTGGACCCGACCCCCCGGCCCGACGCCCGGGGCATCGTATGGGTACCGGCCACCGACCCCCTCCCGCCCCGTGCCGAAACGAATGCGGCCGCCGGCAACGGGGCGGGTGGGAAGCCGGACACCTCGCCCCCGTGGTCTCCACCCTGGGCCAAGGGCCGCCTCCCGGTCCCATACGATGCCCTGCCTCCCGCCGTCGCCGCCTACACCCGGGACGGGTGGAAGATCGCCGCCTCGCCGCCCGAATTCCTGGTCGCCTCCATGCTCACCGTCCTCGGTGCTGGCATTGGCGGCCTGGTCACGCTCGGCCTGCGAGAGGGGTGGCGCATCCCGCCGTCCATGTACGTCGGTCTCGTCGGCGAGCCCGGCACGGCCAAGTCCCCGGCCCTGCGCCGGGCCCTGGCCCCGGTGCGGAAGGTGGAGCGTGACCAGGAGTGGGCGAACGCCGACACGCTGGCCCGCTACACGGTGGATGACGTGACCACCGAAAAGCTGGCCCTCCTCCTCAAGGCGAACGAACGTGGCCTCCTCCAGGCGGTCGACGAACTCAAGGGATTCTTCGGGGGCATGGGCCAATACAAGGGCGACAAGGGCGGGGCCGCGATCGGCCGAGACCGACAGTTCTACCTCAGCGCCTGGGACGGGAACACGATCGTCGTGGACCGAATGAAGCGAGCCAGCCTCCTGATTCCGGACCCGACCCTGTCCGTCCTCGGCGGCATCCAGCCAGCCGTCTTCGACAACTTGACGAACGGCGAGCCGGATGGTATGATGGAGCGGTTCCTATTCGTGTGGGGTGATCCCGTGCGTGAAGAGTGGCAGGAGGACGATATCGACCCCACCATCCGGGCCGCCTACTCCGGTCTCTGGCACCAGTGCCGGGACTTCGGGATGCAGGAGGTCGTGGTCGCCCTCACGCCGGAGGGGCGGCGGGGCTGGAAGTCCTGGCACGATTCCTTCTACCGCCAAACCCCGCCCCCCACCTTGGCCTCCATGTGGGACAAGGTGAAGACCCACACCGCCCGCCTCGCCCTCATCTACGCCGTCACCGATGGGGCCAGCACCTGTGACGCTTCGCACATCGACCGTGCCGCCGCTACGACGGATTGGTTCCTCTCGCATGGGGCGCACGTCCTGTCCATCGCCGCCTCCTTCTCGCCCGAGGAGAGGCGCCACGTCAAGGCCCGGGACCGTTTGGCCAAGTGGCTGGACGCCTACACCCTCCAACACGGTGAGCTGCCTTCCGGATCCCAGGTGCTCCAGTTTGGGCCGCCGGGCTCCCGTCGGGCCCGGGAGCGGGACGCCCTCTTGGCCGAGATCGGGATCGTGCTGCCGTGAACTACGAGACGAGGCTCGCGCTCGAGGTCCTCGACTGGCGGCAGCGTGCCGAGCGGGCCGAGGGCTTGCGAGCCGCAGACGAGGCCTCATGGAAGCGGCTCTACGGCGAGTTGCTGGAGCGAGCCGAACGTGCCGAGGCTAAGGTAGCCGCTGCTCGTTCTGTCGCCAAAATGATGCGGGAACGGAAGGATCAGGCCGAGGCCGATCTAGAGGAGGAGCGGGCGAGCGCTGCCGAGGAGTCGGACCGGCTCCGACAACTTCTCGACAATGCCGAAGCCGAGGTGGAGCGGCTGCGGGAGGTATGCGGACGGCTGGAAGAAGTCGAGATGGTCGAGGCCGACGAATACGAGCGGGCCTGTGATGAAGTGGAGCGGCTGCGGGGCCAACTTCTGGCCTCCATCACCGAGCACGGTGCCGCCCGCCAGCGTGCTGAGCGGGCCGAGTCCCTCGCCGATCGCCTGGCCGAGGCGCTGCATGATCGTTTGGAGATGCGGGACCCGGCCCTAGCCTGGGCCGCCCTCGCCGAGTGGGAGGAGGCCCGCCGTGGATGATCGACACGAACGTCGTCAGCGAATCGCCTTCTGGACGTGGTTCGTGGTGACGATGGTGCTCATTCTCGCTATGCCCTTCTGGCTATCTCAACCATGAGGATCGTAGCTGTCGACACCGAGACCACGGGCCTGCGCCCGGAGCAGGGCGACGTGATGCGGGGGTTCTCGTGGGCGCTTCCCGGCGGTCAGGCCCAGTACGTTTCGGTCTCACACCCGGACACGATCAACGTGTCGTATGCGGTGGCCTGGGAGGTGATGCAGTGGGTCGCCGGCCACGACGTCGTCGTCATGTGGAACTCGCCGTTCGATCGCACCGTGATTCGGCTCACCTTCGGCATCGAGTTCCGGGACGAGCAAATCTACGACGCCATGCTCGGCGACTTCGTGATCTGCGAGTCCGCCGACCACCGCCTCAAGTTCGCCGCCGCCCGCATCCTCGGCCACGAGGCGAAGGCGGAGAAGGAGGCCCTCGACGCCCTGTTCCGGGGCAAGGCCGTCGGGGAGTGCTACGCCGAGATGCGGGCAGAGCGCCTGGCCGCGACCGGCCTGCCCCGCCTGGCCAAGGGCGAGGCACCGGCGATCATGGCTTGCGCCCGGCTAGAGGCCGCCGCATCGAAGCGCTCGTGGGCCACGGTGACCGCCGCCGAGATCGAGGAGTACGCCGTCCAGGACGCCCGCCTCACCCTCGCCATGCACGACTGGCAGCAGGCCTACTTCGGCGACCACCCCGAGTACCTGCCCGCCCTGCCCCGCATGCACCGGGTCCTCGGCGTGGCCTACCGTATGCGCCAGGCCGGGCTGCGGGTGAACGTCCCCGTCGCCGAGGCCCGTATGGCCGAGGCCCTGGAGCGCATCGAGGTGCTGGCCACGGCTTGGCCGGGCGTCAACCTGCGCTCGACGCAGCAGGTGCAGGCCATGGTCTACGACACCTGGGGCCTGCCCTGCACCCGGCGCACGCCCGTCAAGCGGAAGACGATGGCCGACGGTACGGTGAAGGTGACGGGCGGCGCCCGGTCCACCGCCAAGGAGGCCCTGGCCGGCCTCGCCTATGACCCCCGGGTGCGGGATCTGCTGGAGTTCCGGAAGCTGACCAAGCGGGTCGACGGGCTCTTCATCCCCCTCCTCAACCGCACGGCGGAGGGCGGCCTCGTCCATGCCTCCTTCAACGCCTACCGAGCCGTCACCGGCCGCTGGTCCTGCTCCGGCCCCAACCTCCAGCAGACCGAGCGCGGCCAGTCCGGTGAGCTGTTCGAAGCGCCCCCCGGCTGGCGGTACTGGTCCTGCGACCTGCCTCAGGCCGAGCTGCGGGTGGCGGCGTGCATCAGCGGCGAGCCCGTCTGGCTGGAGGAGTTCCAGAAGCCCGACGCCGACGTCTACACGGCCACCGCCGAGCCCGTCGGCGTGGTGCGGCAGGTCGGGAAGGTGATGACGCTGCAGCTCCTCTACGGCTCCGGCGCCCGCAAGCTGGGCGAGACGCTGACCGTCGCCACCGGCGACCGCTGGACCGTGGCCGAGACCAAGCCGAAGGTCCGGGCCTTCTGGAAGTCGCTCCCCCGCCTCAAGCGCTTCATGGACGGGGTCGGCGAGGCGTGGATCCGGTACGGGAAGCTGCCCATCAAGCCGTGGGTCGGGCGGTACCGCCACCTCATCAACGGCCGCACCGGCTTCCCGGAGGGCTCGTACAAGGCCGGCAACTCCCTCGTCCAGGGCGGCGTGGCCGAGGTGGTCAACGACTGGGCCGTCGCCGTCGAGGACGCCCTCGCCGGCACGCCGGCCCGCCTTGTCGCCCAGATCCATGACTCCCTCGGCATCATGGCCCCCGAGGACTGGACCAAGGAGCAGGTGACCGCTCTCTTCACCGCCGCCTGGGTTGACGTCAACCCGTACCGGGCGGTCCCCTGGCCGCTGACGATCAAGGAGGGCGTGTGACCCCGGACATCATTCGCACCTGCACATTCTGCGACCAGCCGACGGCCTGGGAGACGAGCCGGTGCGAGGACCACATGGACGAGCCGTGCTCCCATTGCGGCGACCCGTGCTGCGGATACGATGACGACTGCTGACCCCGACGCCGCTCGCCGGGCGCACCTCAAGGCGCGGTACGGCCTCGCGCCGGCCCAGTACGACGACATCCTCGCCGCCCAGGGCGGCGGGTGCGGGATCTGCGGCCGCAAGCCGAAGGGTCGGCGCCTCCCGGTCGACCACGATCACCGCACCGGCGAGGTGTTCGGGATCCTCTGCGACGCCTGCAACTACCATCTCCTTGGCCGCTGCGGCCGCAACCCGGCGCGCTACGCCGCCACCGCCGCCTACTTGACGAACCCGCCCGCCCGTGCTATCTTGAATAGAGTACCCGACGCCCAAGGAGGCGACGATGGATCCCCGATCTGACTTCATTCTGACCCCCGACCAGCAGGACACCATGTTCGACGCCATGGTCAACCTGTCGAACCTGCTTCTCGCCCTGCCGGATTCCGGCCTGATCGCCGCCCTTGCCGAGTTCAAGCGCATCACCGGCGTCATGAAGGCCGCCGAGCGTGTCGCCTACCCGGACTCGGTTGTCGAGGCGGTGGCCTGATGAACGCCGCCATGACGTATGACCATGTGGCCGCCCTCCGGGATCAGTTCGACATGGGGATCATCAAGCCGGACTGGCCGGTCATCTACATCGCCGGCCCGATGACCGGCTTCCGGGACTACAACTTCCCGGCCTTCTTTGAGGCCGCTGCCCGCTTCCGCCTCCGAGGCTGGAAGGTCATCTCGCCGGCCGAGCACGACATCGAGGCGGGCTGGGTCGTCGTGGAGTGGGACGGCTGGGGTGGCATCCTGTCCGCTACCAAGCGGGAGGAGGGGGCCTTCAACTGGGAGAAGGCGCTGGACTGGGACATCGAGGCGCTCAAGACGTGTGACGCCATCTACATGCTCCCGGGCTGGTCGAAGTCCCGAGGCGCCTGCAAGGAGTACGCCTTCGCCCGGAGCCGCAACCTCGACATCTACGGTGCCGTCGAGGAGACGCCCGTGGCCGTGTTCGATACGCTGCCGCTCGTCGGGCTCATCGGCCTGGCGCAGGCCGGCAAGGACTCGGTCGCCGGCTTCCTCGGCTACCGGCGCCTCGCCTTCGCCGATCCCCTCAAGGCCGTCGCCCTCGCCTGTGACCCGCGGTTCCAGCACGAGCACGGGTGGTGGAACCTCTCTGAACTCGTCTTCTCGTTCGGCTGGGAGTACGCCAAGAACAAGGTGCCGGGGGTGCGGGAGTTCCTGCAGCGCCTCGGGACGGAGGGTGTGCGGGTCAACCTCGGCAACGACATTTGGGTCGAGGCCGCCTTCAAGGCCTACGACCCGACGCAGGCCACCGTCTTCACCGACGTCCGGTTCCCGAACGAGGTCGAGGCGATCCGGGGCCGGGGCGGCAAGATCGTCCGGGTCACGAAGATCGGCCAGGTGCCGGCCGGCAACCACGTCTCCGAGCAGCTCGCCGTCACCGAGAAGGCGGACTACGAGATCGTGGCCGAGCCCGGTGACATGGCATCTCTGGAGGCGCAGACGAAGGCCCTGGCTGGCCAACTCGACGGCCGGCGGGGCTGGGAGGTGACGAACTGATGCCGTACATCGCGCCCGGGCGCCGGGCTCTCATCAATGAGGACGGGCGGCCGCCGGCCGACGTTGGCGACCTGACCTACGTCCTCTTCGTGCAGGCCGTCGACTACCTCCGGGCCCGGGACGAGTCGTATGCCGTCCACGCCGAGGTTGTCGCCGCCCTCTCCAACGCCCTCGACGAGTACCGCCGCCGGTACCAACACCGCTATGAGGATCGCAAGATCCGGGAGAACGGAGACATCTGATGGTGACCGCCGCTTTCAAGAACCCGGCTCCCCCCGTCATTGTTGAGATGACGGCAACCGAGGCCCTCCTCCTGCGCCAATTCTTTGGGACCCTCTCGAGGAGTAGCGTCCGGGCCAGCATCGGGAACCGTGGCTATGACGCCGAGGCGATTCACGGGGTGACCGGCGCGGTCTACAATGCCCTCAAGGCGTTGAACCTGACGGACCCCGACGCCGACGTCTGATGCCGGTCTACGTGTTCCGCTGCCCGGCGGGGTGCGGTAGCCTAGAGACAGAGGACCGGGCCCCCGGGCCCTGCCCAACGTGCGGCGCCGAGATGCGTCGGGACTGGAGTACCGTGAAGATCCTGCGAGGTTGGGCGCGATGAAGATCCTCTTCCTCGACATCGAGACCACGCCCCACACCGTCTACACGTTCGGCCTCTTCAACCAGAACATTGGCGTCGAGCAGATCATCGAGCCGTCCCGGGTCCAGTGCTTCGCCGCCCGGTGGCTCGGCGCCAGCAAGATGCAGTTCTACTCGGAGTGGGGGGCGGACGGGAAGCCGGACGAGGCCCAGCATCACGAGATGGTCGCGGCCATGCACGCCCTCCTCGACGAGGCGGACGCCGTGGTCCATTGGAACGGGGCGTCGTTCGACATCCCCCACCTGAACCGGGAGTTCATCGAGGCGGGCCTCTGGCCGCCGTCCCCGTTCAAGCAGATCGACCTGCTCCTCGCCACCCGGAAGAACTTCCAGTTCGCCTCCAACAAGCTGGCCCACGTCTCCACCCGCCTCGGCACCCGGGGGAAGATGGAGCACGAGGGCTTCCCGCTGTGGCGCAAGTGCCTCGACGGCGACCAGGAGGCGCAGGCCCGGATGCGGAAGTACAACCGGCGCGACGTCGACCTCTTGGTCGACCTCTACTACGGGCTGCTTCCCTGGCTCTCGGCGCACCCGAACCGGCAGCTCTACGACGGGCTGACGGCGGACGCTTGCGGGACGTGCGGGTCGGTGAACATGATGAAGCGGGGCTGGGCCTACACGGACCAGGGCCGATACCAGCGCTACCACTGCCAGACCTGCGGGGCGTACTTCCGCTCCACCCACCGCGACTTCGGCGTCAGTACCCGGCCGGCGGTACGGTGATCCCGCACGGCCGGGTCCGGCACCTCGTCCCGCTGATCGAGCTGGGGCAGCGGGTGATGCGGGACATGACGCGGGAGAACATGGGCGGCCGGAACTACCGGGCGTTCGTGATCGCCATCCGCACCTACGTGAAGAAGGAGAGGTAGCGTGAACGTTCTATTCACACTGGAGGCGCCGGGCGTGCCGGGGGCCGGGTCCTATTTTCAGATCCTCCTCGATCCGGAGTTCCTGGAGCGGGCGACGCCCCTGGAGCTGCACCGGGCCATCCGTATGGAGGCCCGCGGTACGCTGCGGGACATGGAGCCGCACGTCGTAATGGCCCTCTACCGGGCGCTGGAAGAGGGCGCCGACTGGACGGTGACCCCGTGAAGCTGGTTCGCTATGAGGACTGGGCCCGGCCCGGCCTCCCCCACCCCGGCACCGAGGGCATGTTCCTGCCCGTGGCCAGGGTCTACATCCACCATACCGTCAGCCCGCAGCCCATCAACGGCGACGCCGAGGTCATGCTCCTCCGGTCGATCGACGCCGCGCACCGGGCCAAGGGCTGGGCGGGCATCGGCTACTCGTTCATCGTCGGGCCGTCCGGCACCGTCTACGAGGGCCGCGGCCAGCGGGTCGGCGCCCACACCGAGGGCAAGAACTACACGTCCTTCGGGGTCGCCTTCCTCGGCACCTTCCTCGTCTCGATCCCGCAGTCGACGGCCATGGTTGCCGCCGCTGAACTCTTGGCCCACCTCCAGGCGGCCGGCGTCCTGCAGGCCGGCTATAAGGTGGGCGGCCACCGAGATGTGAAGGCCACGGCCTGCCCCGGCGACGGCCTGTATCGTCAGCTACCCGAACTCGCCCGCCTGGCGACGTCGATCATCCCGCCCGCCCCTCCCACGAATGGAGATCCCGTGCCCGACCCCGTTGTTCCTGCCCCTATGCCCGATTACCCTAGCAACGCCGCGCCCGTCGGCATCGCCGGCACCGGCTCCCCGAATGGGTACTGGATCCTGGCCGCCGACGGGGGCGTCTTCTCGTTCGGCGACGCCCAGTACAAGGGCCGCGTCCACGTAACCGTCTGATGGTGATGCCGGGCTGGGCGCGTGCGGCGGCAGCGGTGTCGCCCATCATCGAGCAGCCCCCCATCTACGGCCTCTGCTACCTTCGGGTCCTGCACCAGACCGCTTCCGGTCCGACATGGAAGCAGTGCGGGGCCCGGTCGCGGGGCCGGACGGTTCTCGGCTATCCCCTGTGCGATGAGTGCTGGGACCAGATAGCGCTTGACAACGACTCGGATTCCAGGTAGCCTGGATCTATCACCACAACGGGGCTCCGGCCCCACGAAGGCCAAGGAGGCCGCAATGGCAGCAGATGTCAGCTACGGTGAGTACGTCGCCGCCCCCGGTGGCGACTTCGCCCGAACCATCGACTGGGACGAAGAGCCCGAGTTCGAAGGCGTCTACGAGGGTGCCGTCACCCGCTTCATCAAGGGCGAGAACCGCACCATCCAGACCTTCCGAGCCCTCCCCGGCGCCGTCCCCGAGGACGAGGACGACCGGGCCGAGGCCTGGGGGACCGCCATCCTCGACGCCCGCCTCAAGAACGTGGCCGTCGGCAACCGGGTGAAGATCACCTACCTCGGGAAGAACGCCCCGACCAAGCGCGGCGTCCTGGCCCACAACTTCGACGTCCTGCACGCCGCTCCTGTCGGGGAGGAGGCCTGATGGGGGCGCCGAAGATGGCGACGGTCGTAACCATGGTCATGAAGGACCGTCGCAACTACTCGGCCGAGGGGGTCCTGGTGCCGCTCACGTACGTCTTCTCCGACGACGCTGCCCTGCGGGACAACCGTAACGATGTGGACGGCGACCTGGCCGGCGCGATCCTGGAGTTCGCCTCCGGGGTCGTGGACGGCGAAGAGTTCAACGTCAAGGTCCGCCGCAAGGCCGTCTGATGCGGGTCAACGCACCCGACGCTGCCCCGGTCGCCATCAGCGCGGCCGGGGCATCGGCACATCTGGTCCTCTCCCCATCCCAGCTCTCCATGGTCACGGAGTGCGAGATGAAGTGGGCCTTCGACCGCGATCGGCCCCGGGATGAGGAGACGGGCCACCGGATCCGCACCATCGCCCCCGGCGCCGGCCTCAGCCTCGGCACCGCCGTCCACACCCTCTTGGCCCCCCGCTGGCGCGGCGAGGACTGGCGGGCCCTCATCCCCGAGGCCGCCGTCCGGGCCATCCCCACATGGACGCCGGAGTGGAACCTGCCCGACGTCGTGGCCAAGGCCGTGCGCTTGGTCGAGCGCCACGAGGCCGCCTTCCCGGTCCTCCCCATGACGGTGGCCACCGAGTGGCAGTTCAAGCTGCCCCACCCCCGGGACCGGCACCTGGAGATCACCGGCTACCAGGACGGCCTCGTGCTGGTGGGCAGTGGCGACGAACCGCCGGAGTCCTGGCACCAAGGTCTCTGGATCCGGGAGACGAAGACGATGGGGCGCCTGGACCGGCTGCAGTGGCTCCCCTACGACCCGCAGGTGGCCACATACATGTGGGCTGCCCGGGCCCAGGGGTTCGACATCCGGGGCGTGCTCTACGACGCCATCTACACCAAGGAGTGGGTGTCGGAGCGCGACCCCGCGGAGTCCTTCCCCCGGCAGTGGCTCCCCTACAACCAGGCGGCCGTGGACGGCGTCCTCATCGCCTACGAGCGGGCCGCCTCCCGGATCCGATCCCTCCAGTACGGCCAGGAGCCGCGGGTCACGGGCCCAGCCCACCAGCCGGTGCGTAACGCCGGCCGCGCCTGCCTCTACTGCGACTACGTCGGCCCCTGCCACGGGGGAACCGGGCTGATGGCCGAGGAGCCGGGCTGATGGCCGCCACCTGCCCCGACGGCCTCTACCGGGGGTGTGACTTCATGGGCTGCGAGGGGATGCTCCGGATCTGCCCGACCTTCCCGTGCTGCCCGCACCCCGCCCCGACGGCCACGGATTGCCACCAGATCGCTCACATGGCCGCCTCCCGCGTCGCGGGGGCTCAGGGGTACCCGGATAGGGGTTCGTGACCCCGTGGGCTCCTGGCGGGACCGTGCGGCCTGCAGGGGGCTCCCAACCGACCCCTGGTTCGATTGCGTCGAGGACCCGGAGACTGGGGAGCGGGAGGTCGACGACGCCGGCCTGGCCCTATGCCGCCGGACCTGTGCCGTTTGCCCGGTTCGCGTAGAGTGCTTCACGGAGGTCATGGCGGAGGAGGGGAACGCCATCGAGGAGCGCCGGCACGGGGTGTGGGCGGGGACCACCCCCGAGCAGCGGGCGTCCCTCTACCGCCGGTTTGCGGTGGCTTGTCCCGAGTGCCGGGAGGTCTTCGACCCCGCGGCCTCGATCAACGGCCTGCTCGTGTGCGAGTGCGGGGAGCAGGTCATGTGGAGTGTGGACGACCGGGGCGATCAGTGGCTCGACCGGCACAGCTCCCTGGCTGCCCGAGTGGGGCGCTGGCTGCAGGACTACACAGAACCTGGGGAGCGGGTGCCGTCACCGACCGCCCTGGCGCGCACCTTGGTCGTCCGGAAGGATGACGTGATTCGGGTGTACCGGGCTGCGGTTCGGGATGGGATGCTGCGGGCGGGTCCGGGGCGGGGCGTCTACTACCGGGTGTAGGCGGCTGTAGGGGGTCAGGGGGCTGGGGGAGGGCCGTGGCGCTCGACCGTGCAGTTCGCGAAGAAGGCCTCGCGCTCTGGGCGGGTCGGGAGGCCGGGGGCGGCGAGGGCCGTCTCGGTTGCGCAGAAGGCGGCGTCGAGGAGTTCCTGAGTGCGCTTGATCCGGTTCTCCTCGGACAGCTTGGAGCACCGGGTGCCGGGCGTCGTGCACTCCTCGATCAGGTCCAGGGACTTCTGTGTGCGCCCGATGTGCTGGATGGCGATCGTCTGCGTGACGGAGAAGACGGTCAGGACCACGAACATGACGGGGACCAAGATCCGGTTCCAGGTCCAGGCGGCGAGGGGGCGAGGGCGAGGGATCACGGGGCGAGGGCTGGGGTTCACGGTCCCTTCCTGAGCTGGTTGGTGATGAGGGCCCCGATGACCAGGGTCGGGACGCCGTGGATAGCGGCCGGCGGGTTGTAGCCGGCGCTGGCCGCGTCCCAGATCATGAGCACCGCCCACACGGCGGAGAACAAGAACGCCAGGGACGCCGTGACACGGGGGTCCACTTATCCACGGACACGCAGTAGGATGCCCAGGGTGCCTAGGATCAGGCCGGCGACGCTCCAGAGCAGGGGCTCAAGCATCATGGGTCTCGTCTCGCTTCTCCAGGGCGCGGGCCAGGGCGGCGTCCAGGGATTCGTTGGTCACGGGCTCCTCGATGAGTTCCAGGCGGTCGGTCGGCTTGAGGCCGGCGCGGTCGAGGATGTCGCGCAGGGCGGCCAGCTGGACGCGCTCGTCCTTGGCCGCGAGCCCGTGCCCGCCGACACCGGCCAGCTTCTCGACCCCGTAGACCGCGTCGTCCACGAGCAGGAGGAACCGGCGGCGGGCGGCCTCGCGCACCTGCGGCGCCGCGCCCCCATGCGTGATGCAGACGTGGTGGCCGACGATGGCCCACGCCTGGCACTGCTCGCCGGTACGGGACGAGTGCGCGGTGCAGCGCACCGGCGGCACGATAGCCCGGGAAGTCGGGCTGCGGTCTCCCTTACCCATCTCCCCTCCTTCGGGGGTCCTTCTTCTTGGCCAGCGCGGTCAGGGATCGGCGCCTCCCGCCGACCTTCCCCCCGTACTCGGCGTCCCAGCGCTTGGCGATCTCGGGGTGGCGGGCGTGCATGAAGCGGCGCTGTCGGTCCGAGGCGTAGGGCATCAGACGCCTCGATACCCCCCGCCGATCGCCGAGAGCATCTTCCGGCGGCGCGGGGTCTCGCGCTTACGGGTCGGACGGGACACGCTCTTCCGGCCCAGGTACTTGTCCTTGAGGGCGGCGTTCCCGAGGGAGGTCAGGGTCTGCGGCACTCAGGGCTCCATCTCCGCGCACTCCAGGCGGTCGAGCTGCGCCTCGGCCTCGTCGGCCCACTCCACCAGGGAGTTGTGGGCCGCGGTCAGGCGCCGGTAGACGCGGAAGAGGAGAAGGGTGGTGACGAGGCTGATGGTGATGGCGGTGATGGAGAGTACTTCGTTCATGCGTCCCCCTCCTTGGCCAGGGGCGTCACCTTGGCGCGAACCAGCTCCCCGCCAAACAGGGCCAGGGCGGCGCTGATGAGGCCAAGGATGTCTTCCGCGGGCAGGGTGGGCAGGTAGCGGTTGGCGAGGGCGAGGCCGGCGACGAAGAAGGCGTACACCCGCACCGGGTTCTCGCGGAGGTAGGCGGGGAGGGCCATCAGCAGACCTCTGGGAGCAGGGCGGTCAGCACCCAGACGGCGAGGACGGTCAGGATCACCATGGCGATTGCGCGTTCGATGTTCATACCTCAAGCTATCACGGGGGGCCGGGACGTCACCCTCCGAGCCGCGTCAGGGACTTCCTCTTCGACTTCTCGGGGGGCGCCAGGCCAAGCTGGCGGTCGCTGAGCCCGGCCTCGGTCAGGGTCTGGCCGGCCTGGCGGGCCCGGGTCCTCTTCGTCCGGAGGACAATTCGGTCGATTTCCTTCCGGGTGGAGAGCGGCAGGCCCAGCCAGCGGGCCTCGCCCGCACCTTCGCCGGCCAGTCCCCGTACGGCCTGGGCCTGGGACCCGTAGCCGATGAGGTCGACGATGGAGCCGACCGTGTCCGGGACGGGAACGGCGGACCCGGTCGGCCCGATGCGGACGTCGTCGCTGATACCCAGCTCGGGGGCGCCGAGGACGTCGCGCAGGGCAGCCTCCAGGAATGGGTTGAGGGACTGGCCGATGCCCTCCGGCGTGAGGAGGTTCAGGGCGTCGGCAAAGGGGTTCATCCGCGTGGTGTTGAGCGGGCCGATCGGCGTCTCGATGAGGCCGGCGTAGGCCGCGGGCAGCTCGGTCCCGTAGCGGTCCTGCTGCAGCTCGCGGTTGAGGTCGCCCAGGGCGTACACGATGCCCGTGATGGCCGGGTTGTCGGCGGCGTAGCGCAGGGTCAGCTTGAGCACGCCCTTCTGCCAGGCGTAGAACGGGACGGCGGCGCGTACGAAGGAGCGCTCAAACGGTGACAGGTTGCCGTAGTCCACGAGCGCCTTGTGGGCGTGGATGAGGGCCTCGGTGTCGCTCATGGGGGCGCCCATGTCCCGCAGCCCGCCCACCCGCTTCCCTCCGCGCTTGGCCGACAGGTAGGCGGCGACGCGGGCGATGTCGTCCACGACCTCGTTGCCGCGGGCGAAGCGCTCGACACCGCGGGCGGCCACGTTGCCGATACCGCGCACGGGGCCGGCGGAGGCGCGGAAGGTCTCGCGCAGGGTCGACGGGATGAGGGTGGTGGTGGTGCCGGTTGCGATCTCCTCGGCGATGCCGCCGGTGATGGCGCCCAGGGCACCCTCGTCGCCGCCGAAGGTGGAGGCCCGCATACCGGCCTTGGCTCCCCGGTCGCGGAAGTGGGACAGCTTGCCGCCGCGGTACATGCGCCACGCCTGCGCCCAGTCCTTGAGCCCGACGCCGGATGCGGTGGCCATAATCATGTTGCCGACCATGTTGTTGACGTACCAGGCCGGGCGCAGGGGGAGGGTCAGAGCGCGCCACGGGTCGGTGATCTTCCGCACCGAGTTGAACGTCCAGTGGTTGTAGCTCTTGCCGTAGTCGCGGAGGAACTTGTCGATCGACTCCGGGATCATCGACTTGGTCCCGGCGCCGACGGTGATTGCACCCGCGCTCTCGCCGGTCTGGAGGAAGGAGCGCGTGGCGTCCCACGGCACCCAGCCCTTGGGCAGCGGGCCCTCGGCCGGCACGGGGCGGACGAGCGTGTTCTCCACGTAGTCGACCACGGCGTTGGTGTGGGTCTCGTAGACCGAGTCGATGTAGCCGGCGAACAGGCCGGCGATGGAGCGGTCCATCAGCTCCGGGCTGGCGTAGCGGCGGGAGGCGCGGGCCCCGGCGTCGACCTCCATGCCCAGCTCGCGGCGGCCAAGCTTCATGCCCTCAAAGACGATGCGGCGGACCTGCTGCGGCGACATCTTCGGGATGTAGGTCGGGTCGAAGCCGTTGGCCCGGGCGTTGGCCACCAGCTCCGTCAGGTTCGTCCCCATCTCGGTCAGGTCCGTTGCCAGGCGCACGTCGCCGGTCTGCACAGCCTCGTCGACCAGGCTCGTGTAGGCGTGCCAGAGGGGCTGGAGGTGGGCGGGCGTGCGGGTGAGGGACGGGTCGTTCATCGACTCGATGGCGGCGTTCAGGCTGTCCACGGCCTTCTTGTGGCCGGTGGCGACGACGGCGGCCGTCGCCTCCAGGGTCGCGAGGCGGCTCTGCGTGTTGGCGAACTCCTTGTCGGCGGCGGCCCGCAGCTTGCCGGTGCGCTCGATGCGGGACGCGGCCCGGCCGAGCTGCCTCCCGCTGGACGCGACAGCGCGGTCGATCTTGGCCTGGAGCGCGGCCTCGGCGCCGACCCGCGTCACCTCGGAGCCGGGCGGGAAGGTGGCGTCGTACAGGGCGTCCGTCTTCGCCTCCAGACTGCCGGACTCGTGGGGCAGGCGGAGGCGGTCCTTGTTGACGACGGCGTAGGCGGCGTCGGCGGTCTTGTAACGGTCGGGCTGGGCGCGGTGGCGGGAGACGGCGACGAGATCCTCGTAGTCGGTGATCTCGTCCAGGTCTTCGGGGATGTGGCGCTCCGGGCGGCCGGCGGCGAGGGCCGCGGCCTCCTCCTTCGCCAGGGCGATGTCGTAGCGCCGGATCCGAGCGTCGCGGGAGCGGTGGGCGCCGAGGAAGTACTGGGCGACGTCCGGCGACGGGAAGTCGCTGACGAACTCGCCCGTGTCGAAGTCGATGATGGAGCCCTGGCCGCGGACGGCGGCAAGCGTGCGGGCCTGCTGCCGGGTCAGCGGGTTCTTGCCGATGCGGTACTGGGTGAGGTCGAACGCCACGCCGCCGACGTCGTCCACCCACAGGCCGAGGGCCAGGTCGCCGGAGAGGAGGGCCTCCTGGTAGTCGCGGGCGACCTGCGCAACGATCTGGTCGCCGACCGTGGTCCCGGTGCGGGGGTCCACGACGCGGTTCCACTCGTCCAGGGGCGTGCGCTCCCCGATCTCGCGCACGCCGACGGCATAGCCGTGCGTGTCGCCGCCGGGCAGGTAGGCGGGCCTGACGACGCGGCCAAGGCCGACGTCGAGGGTGGCGCCGTCCCCGGGGCCGGCGAGGGAGTGGGTGAACTGGCGCAGGGCCGGCCCCCAGGCCGCCGAGCGGAAGAAGGCGTGGCTCTTGGTCGGCGAGAAGGCGGCGGCGTGCTCGCCGGCCGCGATGGCGGCGTCCGAGGCCTGCACGGCGCGGGAGACGCGGTCGAGGGCGACGGCGTTGCGGACGTTGGCCCGGCCCCGGGCCTCGACCAGCTTGGCCTCGCGGGCGTCGAGACGACGCAGGGTGGAGAGGGCCTTCATGAACGTGGCCCGCTGCTTGGCCGTCATGATCGGGGCGTCGGTGCCGACGCGCTCCAGGCCCTTCTCCCCGAGGCGCCCGCCCTTGAGCTGGGCGTACTGCTTCTCGGCGAACTTGCGGGTGAGCGAGACGGCGTTGTCGAGGGCGGCCTCCAGCTCGGGCGTTCGTAGCGCGGCGGGGATCTCGTACGGGCCGACGATGCCGCGCTTGACGAGAACCGAGCGGGGGATGCGGTCGCCGATCTTGGCGAGGAGGCCCTCGACCAGCGGGTTGGCGCGGAGGCGGACGGCGTCGCCGAACATCTGGTCTGCAACGTCGGGCAGGATCTCCCCGCCCGAGGCGTCCACGAGCAGGCGGCGGGCGTCGCTGTACACGGCCATGACCTCGGGCGAGCGCATGGCGGCGCGGGCGGCGGCGTCGGCGAGGATGGTCTGCTCCCGGGCGACCCGGCGCGACTCGCCCTTCTGGATGCGGCCCTCGATGTTGGCCAGGGCGCGCTGGACTGTCACCGGCGCGGCCTCTACGCCATGCTGGATCCACGCCGGGATCGGGGCCTGCTGCCGGGCGCGGGCGGCGGCCTCAGCGGGACCGACCTCGGCCTGGCCACGACCCTTGAGGGCCTCGGGCTCAGCGCGGACCGGCTCGGCGGTGCGGCGGATGCCGGCCAGCTCCTGGGCGGCGCGGGTGCCCTCAGGCAGGTCGAAGTGCTCGGCCAGCATGGGGCCCTTGGCCAGGGTGGCGTGGAGGGCCTTGGCCCCGTGCCGGCCGAAGAAGGCCTCGTAGGCGGGCTCGGTGAAGGCCCAGTCGGTCGGGACGGCGGCGGCGTGCTGAGCCTTGACGGCCTTGGCGGCGACGGGCGCGGCCCGCTCGGCTGCCCGCGTGGCGGCGAGGGCGGCGCGCTCCTGCCGGGTGAGGGTGGCCCCGGCCTCCAGCCGGCCGGCTTCACGCTGTACGGCCTCGGCGGCACGTCCGATGTTGACGACCTGCTCCCCGACGTCTTCGGCCGCGCGGCCAACCGGGCCCATGCGGGCCGAGACGCGCTCGGCTGCCCGTGTCACGGGGGAGACGACCTTGCGGCCGACGGTGCGGTAGGGGGAGGCGACCTGATCGGCCAGGCCGGAGACGCGCTCCAGCTTCTGCGCCTTGGCGGTGAGGGCGGCGGCCTGGGAGCCGGCGCCGGCCTTCGCGGCCCCGGTGGCGGCCCGGGCAGCACCGGCCTTGGCGACCTTGGCCACGACCCCGGCGCCCAGGGCTACGTTGCCGACGTCCTCGATGACGGTTCCCAGGATGCCGGATCCGCCGGCCCGTTCGAAGGAGTCCCGGACTACATCATCGCCCAGGATCGCGTCGCCCAGGGCCTCGACCGGGTTGTACTTACCCAGGGCGGCGAAGGGCGTGGACGTCGTGCTGAGCATGGACCCGACCACGGCCTTGCCGAAGACAGCGGCAGGACGGAGGTCGCCGTGCGCCGTGCGGGCACCGATGTGGACCAGGGCGCCGGGGATGTGGGAGATGTCCGACAGCGCCTTGCCGATGCCCAGCTTGAACCGGCGCTCCTTCTTCTCCTTGTGCTCCTCGGGCTCGGGGGCGGGTGCGGCTCGCCGGCTCAGACGAGTCAGGGCGCCGGTGCCACCGCCGAGGCGGGTCGTGGCCACGGGTTACGCGTCCGCGCCCAGCTCATGGAGGGCGCGCAGGTAGCGGGCCTTGTCGCCCGGCTTCTTAGCTGCTCGGTACTGGCCCTGCAGCTCGTGGATCTTGCGGTTCTTCTTGGCCACGTCGGCCGCCTTCGGCTTGCCAGGGGCCGGCTTGCCGGGTGCGGGGGCGGGCTTGCCGGGTGCGGGGGCCGGCTTGCCGGGGGCCCCGCCGAGGCGGGTGAGGCCGAACGTGGCTCCCACAGTCTCGTCTGGAACCTGATGCTCGGCCAGGAAGATGGAGGCGCTCCGGTCCCATGGCTTGCCGTGCGTGGTCTCCTGGACGAACTTGGCGATCTCCTCGTGCGTCGGCGGCTTGGAGCGACGGCCCTTGAACTTCTTGGCGAAGGCCTCCTCCAGAGCCCGGTAAGGGCGGTCGCCCTTGATCTTGGCGGCCTCCTCGGGGCGGCGGCGAAGGAGGATGGCGCCCTTCGACGGGGCGACGGACTGGCCGTACTCGCGGAGGGCGATGTCGTCCTCGTGCTCGTCGGGGGTCTTGGCCGCTGCCGCCGCCGCATCCTGCGTCTTCTGGTACTCGAAACGCTCTCGTTCGGTGACGTCGCCGGGGGACGGGGCGGCGTTGGCACGGGTGTTGCGGGCGCTGGCCCCGAACTCGGCGGCCTGGGTGCGGGCACGGGCGTTGAACTCGTCGACGGCGGCCTGGTTGGCTCGGCGCTGCTCGTCCAGACCGCCAAGGTAGCCAAGGCGGTCCTGGTCGATGGCGCCGAGGCCGGTGCGCTCAACCTCGCCGAGGCGGGCCTGCTCGCGGGCGTTCAGCTCCCCGAAGCCGGCCTCCAGGAGTGGGGCCTGGCCCTCGAAACCGGAGCGGGCGAGGTTGGCCATGGTGGTCAGGCCACCGACCTCGTTGCCAAGGTTGAGACCGCCGGGCACGTTCGCGCCCTGGAGCCCCTGGCCAAGGCGGGCGATGTCGGCCAGGATGGGGTTGTAGATGCCCTGGGCCATGGGGGCGATGCGGGCCGCCTGCTGGCCGCCGAAGGCGCGCTGGCGCTCGGCCTCGGCCCGGCCGGCGGCCACGTTCCCGCGGACCTCTCCCTCACGCCGGCCGAATCCGGCCATGATCTCCGGGTTCGGGTCGTAGCCGCCCAGGCTCATGAGCGACGGGTTGTAGCCGCTGGGGGCGGAAATCTGCAGGACCGGCTGGCCGGGCAGGCCGGGGGCCGGAGGGGCCGGTGCGGGGGCCGCGGGAGGCGGTCCACCCATGATGGTGTGCGTGCCGGGCGGGTTGGCGGGGCGCGGGCGAACGGCCCGGCGCTGCGGGGCGGGTGCGGCCGGGCGGGCAGGGGGCCGGTAGAGGCGGGCGCCGGGGGCGCTGCGGACGGCGGGCATCAGAACCCTCCAGGGGTGTTGGCGGCGATATCGGCTCGGCCCAGCTTGGCCAAGGAGTAGGCGGTACCGGTGCCGATGTCACCGTAGTTGCGGAGGTACTGCTCTGAGGCGCGCTGGGCCTTGCGCTGGGTCGCGCCGCTGTAGAAGGCACCCCGGGCGGCCTGGGACGAGAGAAGGTCCGGCATCTCATAGTTCTGGAAGTCGGACTGCAGGCGCCGGAGCTGCTCGCCCGACTGGCTCGTGATCTGAGCCCGGGCCTCGGCATTCTCGGCGAGCTGGAACCCGGCCGGCCGGCCCGCGTTGCCGCCGGTCATGGAGTTGAGGAGCGAGATCGGATCCCAGGTAGCCATGAGTCAGGCTACCATACCGTCACCAGGCGTCATGAATCTGCGGGTAGGTCTCACCCCGGGAGGCCAGGAGATCGTCCTTCATGCCGCCCAGGAGTTCCTGGAACTTGGCCTCATGTACCGCGGCCTGGTCCCGGTTGCCGTCGTCGATGTAGGCTCGGGCCAGGGCGCCCTCCAGCAGGATGCCGTGGTACTGCTCCGGGAAGATGGGCTCACCGGAGGTCAGGTCCGCTGGCCGGGTACGGTACTCAACGTGGAGAGTCGTGGCCGCCGTCGGGTTCGGGTACACCAGGATGCGGTTGGCGCGGATCCGGTAGTGGGTCGGGTTGCCGGTCTGGGCGGCGGTACCGGGGCCGGAGAAGGCGATCCACATAGCCGCATTCCCGTCGATCGGGAGCAGGGGGTAGTCGTCCGTCACGTTGTAGATGCCGTCCACGCGCCAGGTGTCGGTGGGCAGGTCCACGCCGGTTGCGGCGGCGGTGACGGAGAGGATCGCACTCTGGTTCTCGGTGAAGGGCCACCACGGCGACGCGCCGATGACATCATGATACGCGTCGTTCAGGTAGTCGAGCCAAGCGGTGTTGTCGACGACATCCTGGTCCGGATCACGGAACCGGGTGCGAAGGCGGCCCTGCATGGCGGAAACGTCCATGGCGTCCTCTCAGGTCAGGGTGTGGATGGGGCGGAGCCCGAAGTCGATGGCCTCGATGTCGGGGCACCGACCGCCGCCGGTGCCAAGGGCGACGACCTGGATGTCGAGGAACTCGCCCTGGGCCGTGAAGTAGAACCGCAGGGTGTCGGAGACCGTGGTGCCGCCGGTGTAGGTGAGGGTGCGGTCCTGGCCGCCGACGGTCACGGTGAAGTCCGTGGTCCCGGAGCCGCCGGAGAGGTGGAGGCGGACCTCGCGCATCTCGGTGCGGCGGCCGGTGCTGTGGCGGATGGGCAGGGAGGTCCAGGTGCCGCGGGTGCCGGCCCAGTTGCCCAGGGCGCCGATGGGGCGGGGGCGGAAGTGGGTCACGGCGGTGGCACCGGAGAAGGGCAGACACAGGACCCCGGCGGCCCACTGGTTGTTACCGGTCAGCTCACGCTCGGTGGTACGCTTGATGGCCATTGGCCAGAAGGAGCCGGAGTTGGTCGCATTCCCGTTGGATCCGATGGTGAACCAAGACTGGGTACGGAAGTCGTAGACCCAGACCGTACCGTTCGTGGTTCCGACGTAGAGCATGTCCTCGTGGAAGGCGATACCGCAGGTGCCGAGGAGCTTCGGGTCGGCGGCGGCCGAGGACTCTTCCGGGATGGAGAACCACTGGTCCCAGTAGAGCCCTTCCGAGATACGCTGGATGTTGGAGCCGTCGGCGGTCAGGTAGATGCCGTCGCGGGCCGTGAAGGCAGCACCGTAGGGGGTCCAGCAGCTCTGGGACCCGAGGGTGAGGTTGGGTGTGAACTCCTGGTTGACACGGACGCTGGGGTCCGCGAAGTCGCCCTGGATCAAGACCAGGCCGGAGTACGCGGTGCCGACCAGGAGGTCCGACGTGGAGACCGGCTGCATGAAGACGATGTCGTTGGGCGTGCGGTCACCCTGGATGCGGAGGAAGTTGGCGGTCGGGAAGAGCGGGGTGCCGGGAGCGGTGGTGATGTCACGGCCCACGTCGGAGTAGTTGATCTGGAAGGCCCCGGCGGCGAGGATGCGGTTCTGGTGTACGGCGACGGAGGTGAAGCCCCCACCCTGGGCGCGCTGCACGGCCCTGTCCGCGTTCGTTTGGTCGGAGACGTTGATGGACTGGCTCCAGATGCCGACGTCGCCCTCGCTCGTGACGTCGCTGGTGGTCAGGTTCCAGACAACGTGGATGGTGCTACCGGGGTTGAGGTAGGTGGCGAACTGGGACGGGTGGCGGAATCCGGCTCCCGCGCCCCCGGGGCTGCCGTAGTCGAACAGGCGCACCGGAGCGGTGTCATCGGCGAAGTCGGCCCACCGCCAGGCGGTGAACCGGGTACTGGAGGATGCGGAGACGACGAAGAGCCCGGCCTGGTCCGGCTCGCGGAGGGACATGCCGATGCTGAGATCGCTCCGGTTGACGAAGATGCCGCCCAGGGAGCAGTACCCGAGGGGGTTGGCGAACCCGTTCATGCCGGCGCCGACGATGGTCTCGGTGCCCTGGGGGCAGAAGGTCAGGCCGCCGCCCTCGCGGGGGTAGCAGTTGAGCATGACCGAGGCGGCTTCGGGGGGGCCTTGGCGGGGCGGGTGGTTCCAGATCCCCTTGAACTGGGTGATGGACCTCCACTCCAGGTGGTCGCCGAGCGGGCTCACGGCTTGCGGCGCCCCGGGACCGTGAACGAGGTCTTGGCGTGGCCCTGCTTGTCGTGGACCAGGCGGTACGTATCGCGGGCCAGGCGCTCGGTGAGTACGTCCCGGCGGGCGGCGGCTGCCGCCTCCTCCAGGGCGTCGTTGTGGGCGTCGATCTGGTCGATGATGGAGACGGCGCCCGGACGGCCGAGGCGCATACGGGCGAGGTCGGCAGGGATCTGGCCGGCCTGGCTCGGGTGCCAATGCCCGATGAGCTGCGTGGTCCCGTCCTCGCAGTAGCGGTAGACCTCCAGCCGGCGCATGGTCTTGCCGGACTTCCGGTGCGTGACGACGCCGATGCTCAGGCCAAGCCTAGGGTCACCGCCCCACGCGATGCCATCGCCGTCGGTGATCTTCTTGGCCAGCTCAGTGTACTCGGGGGCGTGGACGCCGCCGTCGGGCTTGTACAGCATCAGCGCTCCTTGAGGGCCACAACGGGAAGTATGGGGATGGGGGTGGCCAGCTTGGGACCATGCAGCGTGAAGTAGATGAACCGGCCTTCACGGTGCCACTCCACGGCCATAGCCAGGGGTTCTGCCGTCATCAGCGCTCCTTGAGGGCAAGGCGGCCGGCGTCGAGGGCGCGGCGCAGGCGGCGGGGTAGGTCGCGGGTGCGGTTGCCGGCGGCCTTGTGCGGCTTGCAGAGCCGGCAAGCTCGGTAGCGGCCCGGGCGCATCAGGCGTCGCCCACTCGGCCGGGCTGTCCGTGGCTGGCCAGACGGAACCCGCGCTTCGACTTGCGGCCCTTCCGGGCGATGGGCAGGTTGGGGACGTACTGGGTCCTCTTGGTACCGCGGCCGATCGTGGAAATGCGCTGACGGGTGTCGGCCATCTTCCGGCCGAGGGCGTCCGTCTCGGCCTCGGTGCGGTACCGCTTGAGCGGCATCAGGCGCCCCAGACCGCGCCACGGAGGAACAGGTTGTTGAGGAGGGCCCGGCGCCTCTCCTCCTCGGCGGCCCAGGTGGCGGGGTTGGAGTCCGCGTCCCGGGGGGCCTGCATCATGTTGCGGGAGATGGCGTCGGTGATGCCCTGCCGCATCCAGGTGAGGGGGCGACCGCCGGGGAGGGCGGCTGGCGCACCGTGGGCCAGGGCGGTGAGAGCCGGCCGGCGTCCGTCCGCCGAGACCGGGGTGATGGTCTCTCCCCGCGGGGCCCACCGGTCACCGGATTCGGGGACTGGGGTCGGCTCCCAGCCGGTCGGGACACGGCGGGTCAGCGGGGCCGGCGCGCCGGGGACGGGCACCGGTAGGTTTCGGGCCCGGGCCGGGGTCGGAATGGGGCGCGGAGTTGCGGGGGCGGGGGTCGGGCGGACGGCCCGGCGGCGGACGCTCTTGTCGGGACGGACGGCCCGGCGGCGGGTGGAGGCTGCGGGCTGCGGGGCGCGGGTCTTCATGGGCATGAGTCAGGCTACCACGGCGGCAGGACAGGGAGTCGAACCCTGAGGCCCCGGGGGGCCGACGCGGTAGCAACGCGCTCCGATACCGTTACGGCACCCTGCCAAGAGGCGGGACTGGGATTCGAACCCAGGGGGCTGCGACACCCTTCCGTTTTCGGGACGGACGCCTTAAACCGGACTCGGCCACCCCGCCGTCCGCGCCCGAGGGATCGAACCCCGGCACCCCGCGTATCAGGCGGGCGCTCTTACCTACTGAGCTAGGCGCGGTCCGTACGATGACCTTCACCTCGGGGGTGAGGTTCATCGTACTCAGAGCCTCACCGAAGAGTCGAACTCCGCCCGCCGGCCGTACGAAGGGCGGCTGATCCCGGATCGTGAGGCGTGGTACGCGGCCGAGGGGTCGAACCCCGGTTCCCTGGGTGTAGGCCAGGTGCCTTGCCATTAGACGAGCCGCGTGTAGTGGAGCCCGAGGGAGTCGAACCCTCATCGGCTGCTTGCAGGGCAGCGGTCCTCCCATTGAACGAGGGCCCCTGGGGCGAACGCTGGGGGTCAAACCCAGTCTAGCAGGGCCACGACCTGCTGTGCGCGTCGGTACACTACGAACGCCGTCCCGCGCCGAGGATTCGAACCCCGACCGCCTGGTTAAGAGCCAGGTACGCTATGCCGTTACGCCAGCGCGGGTGGACGTGGGGCCGGGAGTCGAACCCGGCGGAGCCGCTTTGCAGGCGGCCGGTCGCACCGGCTTCCCCACGTTGGTCGGGCGAGGAGGAGTCGAACCTCCGTTTCACGGTTCCAGGCCGCGATGTCTACCGTTGACCTACCGCCCGTAGTACCCCCTGCACGAATCGGACGCGCATCTCCGGGTTCGTAGCCCGGTGCCTTCTCCATTGGACCAAGGGGGCGTGGTGCCGGCTCGTGGAATCGGACCACGGGTGCCGCAGCGGCTGCTTTACAGGCAGCGTCCCCGCCATGGGGTAGCCGGCTTGGTACTCCCCCTCGGATTCGAACCGAGACTGTCACGGGTCTGAGCCGTGTCCCTCTGCCAGTTGGGGTACGGGAGCGTGCAACTCGGGGGCCGGAGTTGCACCGGCCAAGCGGGGGTCGGGTGCACCCGTTGCCCGCGCCGCCACTGTTCCCGCGCGCCCCCGGGAGGAGTCGGACCTCCGGTGGCCGGCTTAGGGGGCCGGCGCCCGCCACGGGCGGGGGCTTAGGTTGGTGGCGGATCTCGGTACTGCCCCGAGCCGTCCAGGGTTATGGGCCCCGGCGCTGCCTTGCAGATCCGCTTCGCTGCCGGACCAGGGATCGGACCTGGGATCCTCCGCTTAACAGGCGGACGCTTTGCCACTCAGCTACCCGGCATTGGTTCAGGAGGCAGGACTCGGACCCGCTACCTCGTGGTTCAGAGCCACGCGTGCAGCCAGTTACACCTCTCCTGAGCGGCTGTACGGGGGGACGATCCCCGGCTTCCGCCTTGACAGGGCGGCGTGCACACCGGCACACTACACAGCCATGGAGCGAGTGCCCGGATTCGAACCGAGACCTAGAGCTTGGAGGGCTCATATGCTGCCGTTGACACTACACTCGCGTGACCCGCCGGGGGTTCGAACCCCGGTTGCCAGGTTGAGGGCCTGGCGTCCTACCGCTAGACGAGCGGGTCTTGAGGGCCTGCGGGCCGGCTCATCGCCGCCCTCCACCCCGGGCCATGGGCCCCGGGAGCTGCCCTCGGCGCCCGTCTCCCAGGAGTCGAACCTGGCCTTCCCGGGCTTCAACCGGGCGCCCCCCCACGGGTGCAAGAGACGGAGGACCGGGACCGGGGCTGCACCGTCGAGCACGGTGGCCCCGGCCCCGCAACCAGCAACGTACCTGGTTGCTTCGCACACCCCCGAGGAGTCGGACCCCGCTGAACCGGGTTGGAGCCGGTCCTGCTCCCAGAGCAGAGGTGTAAGTACGGGGCGGCGTCCCACCGCCCCGGGCCCGTACCGCCGGGCTAGCGTTCGTACCGAGGGACTTACCAGGACTCCTATGCTACCACGCCCCCAGACCAATGTCAAGAGCCCCGGGGAGGAGGCGGCCCCGGGGCTCTTGGTGTCTCAGCCCCGATCCCCGGGGCCAGGGGGTGTCGGGTTACTTCTTCTTGGCGGTGAAGGCGCGGGAGTGCCGGCGCCCGCCAAGGCTCATATTGTCCTTCGGGGCGACGGCCTTGGGGGCTGACGTCTTCTTGCCAGCAGGGGCGGCCTTGCCGTAGCGGGCTGGCATCAGTGCTTCCTCTTCCGGTCGTAGTCGGTCATGATCTTGTGGAGGGGGTGGCCCTTCGGGTAGCGGGGGGCCGCAGCCTTGACACCGGTCTTAGGAGCCGCGGTCCGCTTACCCGAGGGGGCAGCCTTACCGTAGCGAGCCGGCATCAGGATCAGAAGGTCGGCTCGGCGAGGGTGACGACGGTGTGGGCGTTCCTGGTCACGGCCTCCAGGTTGAGGTAGGCCTTGTACCGGGCGTTGATGGCGTCCTGGGTCTGGCTCTTGAAGAAGACCTCGCCGTCGTCATCGTCCCACTGGAAGTCGAGGCCGACGAACAGCTCGATCTCGCTCATCTTGAGGGCGAAGACGAGGTTGGAGGGACAGTACCGGTCCACGACCAGGCTTCCCCGGGCGACGTTCAGGCCGCGCCATCCGCTCGTCAGGGTCATCTCCCGGCCCTCGTAGCGCTTCTGCGTCTGGAGCAGGGAGGCCAGCTTGCGGCGCTGGGCCTGCTCGGTCACGTACAGCTCGGGCGAGTCGCCGTTGCCCTCGACCTCGACCAGCTCGACGGCCTCGTCCAGGATGGACTCGGAGATGGCCGTGGTGGCGGATCCCAGGGTCAGGGCGTTCCAGACGGCGTTGGTGGAGGCGGTGATGCCAGCGTAGTTCGCCGTGCCGATGAGGAAGCGCAGACCGTTGGTCTCGACGTTCAGGTTGGAGTCGGACACGGTCTGGCCGTTGCCGCTGGCGCCGGTGGCGGAGGTGGCGCGGACTGCCATGTCACCGGTCGTGATGCCGGCCGCGGCCGTCTCGTTCATGGTGACGGTGCGGGCCGCGACCTGGATCGAAGCGACGCTGTAGACGCCGGTGCGGAAGACACCGTCGGCCGGGTTGACGAAGCCGATCTGCATGTTGACGTGGAAGTGGCGGATGATGGAGGCGGGCTCGTTGGCGAAGGTGAAGACGGCGCCGGCACCGGGGTCGGCGGAGAGGGTGCCGATGACGCCGGACTGCAGGGTGCCGTTGACCGTGAGGCGCTGGCCGAAGGCCTGGCGCGCGGCGTCCAACTTCATGTCCTTCTCGGCGCCCTTGACCTCGGCCTCGACGGCGCGGATGAAGGCGCCCTCGTCGTTGCGGGTCAGGTGCTTGGCCGGACCGGACACCTGAATGGTGTGGTACATGAACTCCAGGTCGTCCACGGCGCGCAGGTAGCGCTGGCGGTCGGCGACGGGGAGGGTACCCAGCTCGGCCCGGTTACCGGTGGCGTTCGACCGACCGGAGTGGACCGACCAGACGGCCTGGAGACCGACGATGTCCTCGGTGTTGCGAGCGACCTCGGCCCAGATGACGTTGCTGTTGTTGATCCCGTTCTTGAGGCCGACCGAGTAGTCGTCCTTCATGACGGTGTTGCCGTAATTGGCTACACTAGCCGGCATCAGTTCTCCTGGTGAGAGGGGGCCGGGGCAGGCGCCCGGGCGATGGTCTCAAGCTACCCGGGAGGGTGAAGAGGGCTGCCGGCCGTCAGGCGATACCGCCCGACGACCGATTCCGGAAGGTCAGGCGGTAAACCGCCGGCTCATCCCAACCGGCCTCGTAGAGGGCGACGATCTCCGTGAGGACATAGCGCTCGGTCGACCGGAGGGCCAGGTGCTCGGACAGGCGGGCGGCCGAGACGTAGTCCTGCCGGTACCGGTCCCGGTCCGCGGGAGGCAGGGTGCTGAACTCGGAGCGACTCATCCGGCCCCCAGGGCGGCGTCCACCAACTTCTCGACGCGGGCGCGCTCCAGGGCGAGGGCCTCCCGGAGCACCTTGATCTCGGTGGCGGCGGCATTGGCCGGGGTCTCGTCGGCCAAGGCGCCCATCACGGCCGCCACAATGTCACCGCCGCGGCGAGAGACGTCGCGGCCGTCGAAGCGGAGGGTCGGCGGCCAGTCGACCCCGTCCTCCATCGGCACCCAGGTGCCATCGGCCTGCATGACCTCGGTCGGCTCCCCATACCGGGTATAGCGGTAGATCCAGAGGCCGTACGCGTCCCGGGCCGGGAGCCGGCCGAAGCGGGCGTTGAACGTCTCCCCGCCCATCAGCCGGCCGCCCTCAGGGCTGCGATACGGGCGCGGCCACGGGCGATGGCCTCCTTGGCGTTCTTGGGCTCGGCCCCGAAGTCGGAGACCTGGGTGGCGGGGGCGCCGGCCGGCGCCTTGGGGACGCCCGCGGCCCCGTCGCGCTTCTCCTGGGTGTACTTGGCCTTCTCGGCGGCGACCAGCTTCTGGTAGGCCGCGAAGCCCTTCTCGACGGCGACCTTGACGGCGGCCGGCGAGATGTCGTCGCCCAGATAGCGGTCACCGAGCTGGAGGACGGCCTCCCGCAGCTCGGGGTCGGTGATGCCCAGCTTCTCGACGGCCTGGTCGATGGCCGTCCGGGCCATGTCCTCGGCGAGCTGCTGCTCCCGGAGCTGCTGCGGCTTGGTGACGGTCTCGTCCATCAGGGTCTTGAACTGGCCGAACGTCATGACGTCGTCGTCGGCCGGGCCCTCGGGCTCCGGCTCGCCCTGAGACTCGGCGAAGAGGGCCTCGATCTCGCGGGTGCCCAGGCCAAGGGCGCGCCCCGCCTGGAAGAAGACGTTCCAGACGCCCTCCTCGGTCTGAAGAGCCTGGTGGAGCTGGTGGGCCTTCTCGACCGTCTCCCGGCCGCCGAAATCAGCGTACGGGTCGGCGTCGGCGGATGCGGAAGGGTCCGGTTCCGGCGCTAAGGCGTCCAGTTGGGGTTCGGTAGCTGCCCCGGCGTCGAGGTCGGGCTCGGCGGGGGCGGCGGTAGGGTCCAGGTCAGGTGCCATGGTGGGTCCTCCTTGTGCGGGGTGGCTGGAAGTGGTAGAGGTAGGCGGCTAGGACGGCGGCGGTCGCGAGGCGGTGCCGGCGGGCGAGGGCGGTGGCATAGGGGCCGTGGACGTGCGTGGCGTTCCAGACGACCGCGGCGGCCGGGAGCAGGGACCACACGGTGTCACGCGCCCTGACGGTAGGCCTGGTCATCGGGCTCGATCCCCGGGACCTGGCCGGCCCCCTGGAGGGCGCCGGGCGGGGAGATGGTGAGAGCGCTCGGCGCGCCGCCCGAGGCGACGGCCAGGGCGTCGGGCGGTAGGCCGGTGGTCGGGTCGATGTAGGCCGGGCCCTGGCCGCCGGGCATGTTCTCGGGCGCCTCCTCGCCGCCGCCGCCGCCGGGGCCGGGGATCATGCCGCCCGCGACGCCGCCAGGCAGGCCACCCATGGTCTGGTACTGGAGCCAGGCGTAGTGCTCCAGGACGTGCTGGGCCATGCGGGCCTTGGCCTCATCATCCCACAGCTCGTACTCGGGCGTCTTGCGGTACCGGTTGTGGGAGCCCTGGATGTGGACGGCGTGGGTGTGCCAGTCCTCGGCCGGGACGGTCTCGCCGAACATCATCCGCTCGTTCTCGCGGTCGGCCTGGCGGATGTCGAGGTCGAATTCCTCCTGCAGGAACCCGATGCCGGGCATCTCCAGCATGCGAATGAAGGCGGCGGGGTCCTTGAGGATCTGGCGGTCCCACAGATCGAGGGCGAGCTGAGCCCGGGCCGACTTCGACTTCGGCATCATGGACTCGGCGGAGACGTGGACGTCGAGCTGGGCGGGGAGGTCGGAGGCGTTGAAGCGGTGGACGTCAAGCTTGCCGGTCTCGGACCAGGCGCGGATGAGTCGCTCCTCGGTCCAGAACTGGCGGATCAGCATGAGCACCTGGAACCCGAGCCGCTCGACGGACTCGGCCATCTCCTTGGCCGAGATGGCAAGCTTGGACTCGTCAGCCTCCTGGAGGGCGAGGATGGCGGCGGCCGGGGCGCCGGCCGGGGCCCGGCCCTGCGAGACCTCGGCCTGCCCGGCCCGGTCCCCCATCTCCGCGTCGGCCCGGGCCATCGCCAGTTCGAAGGCCTCCATCCAGTTGGACGGCGTGGCGAGCCAACGGGGCTCGGGGCCGGTCGGGTTGTAGTCGATGACCTCGACGCGCGAAGTCAAGCGGTTGGCGTCGATCTGCCCGCGGGCGGCGGCCATCTTGGGGACCAGGGTGCGGCGGATGGTGGCCTCGCGCGACCGGGCGTCGTTGTAGTCCTTCTGCATGTCACGGAGGTCGCCCAGCCACGTCCGGCCCTCGGCGAACCCGACGCCGGGGAGGAGGGAGAAGGGGATGAAGGGGAGCTGGCCGTGCTCGTAGGGGAAGGGCATGGGCCCCTCGAGAATGGTGCCGCCGGCCCAGGTGAGGACGAGGCCCTCGGGGCGGGCGCGGCCGCCGGGCTTGATCCAGAGCTGGTGGACGCCGATGCGCTCGACCTTGCGGTGCTGGTTCTGGGCGGTGGCGTCCGGTACGTTCCCGGCCATGAGGGAGGCGACGTCCTCGGCCAGGTCGCGGACCCGGGCCCCGCCGGCCTCGACGTCCGTGATCCCGTACTGCTCATAGATGGCCTCGCGGGTCATGTTGCAGGAGCGAACGCACCAGCGCACCTCGTCCCAGGCCTTGGCGTTCGGGTCGACCTTGACCTCGATGCCGGGGACGACGATGGCGGCGATCTCGCCCTGCTTCACCGTGCCCTGCTCATCCTCGCCGGCCTCGGACCCGGCCTCCGGGTCCCAATAAATGTGGAGGAAGGACCAGCCCAGGGGCATGACCCAGAAGTAGAGGCGGGGGAGGAGCGCGCCCCAGTGCAGGCGGTTCATCTCGTGCTGGAGGGCCCGGGTGCCGACCTTGGCCGCCGAGATGTCGTCGTCCTCGTTCGTGACGGGCCGGCACTCGGGGATGGGGGCCGACTTGGTGAGGCGGGAGATGGTGCGCTCGACCAGGGCACCCATCTTGTTGATCTTGATGCGGACGGGCGCGTTCGGGTCGCCCTTGCGCGGGGCGGCGGCCGGGAGGAGGGTGCGCTTGACCGCGTCGTAGGACACCCACTGCTGGCCAAGCATGAAGGCCAGGTTGAGGTAGCACTCGCGCTCGACCAAGCCGTGGGCCTCGTCCAGGCGCTTGTTGGCCCAGGCGAGCAGCTCCTTGCGGTCGGTCGGGACGCGGGGGTTGAAGGCGCCGGTCTCAGGCATCACTCAGCCTCATCGGGGTCGTGGTAGTACAGGCCGCTGTCGTCCCACACCGCGTTCGGGGGGACGAGGGGCTGGACCGGGGCCGCGTCTGCCTGCCACCAGGACTCGGCGGCGGGGGCCTCCTTGCGGGCCAGGAGGGAGAGGAGGTGGTCGACGCGGATGGCCTCGGCGGCCAGGGCGGCCTCCAGGCGGCGGCGCTCCCCGCGCATGGCGAGCAGGGGCCCGAAGGCCGCGCCGGCCGCGGCCAGGGCGCCGGCAAGGGCGGGAACGAGGACGTCAAGCACGGGACGCGAGCCGCTTGGCCGGGCTCAGGAGGCCGAAGGCACGGGCCAGGTCGGCGGCGCACCCCCGGCAGTAGGCCATCGCCCACTCCTGGGGGACGTCGATCTCCAGGTCGCGGATGCCGTCGGCCTTGCCGCAGCGGCCGCAACCGCCATTGAAGGCAATCCCGGCGTCGAGGGGGGACATCTCACCGGCCACAGGGGCCTCCTTGGTGTTCTCGGTTCATGGTTCAGGCTAACGCGGACGCCGTTTCCGGCACGTGTGCGTCCCCTCCTCGTGGCGCTTGATCCAATTACAGTTGGCGCAAAGGGGCTGGAAACGATGCGGTTCCCGGCACACCAGATTGTAGAAGGTGACGCCCCGCTCGTTCTGCTGGTGGCCGTCCCCGTTGATATGATCCACCTGGATGGCGCGAGGATCGGAAAATCCACAACGCCGGCATACGCGACCGATCACGTCGAGCGCCCGCTCGCGAGCGGCAGCGTGCTGAATCTGCTTGGTGTCGGCATAGCAGTCTAGGCAGGTCGACCCGCCGGTACGGCGGGGAGCCCCGAAGCATTTTGTACAGGTCATATCCACTCCGGATCCCAGGCCTTGTGCCCTGAGCCGGTGAGGCGCTCCCGGTCCCGGGCTCGCATGGCGGCGAACGAGCGGTCCTTGAGATGGAAGTAGTCGGACAGCGGGGTGTCGGACCGCGGGGCCAGGCGGAGTTCGTCGGACATGGCGAAGGCGTAGCACAGCGCGTCCCCGCGGTCGAGGGTGAACCCGCGGTCGCGGCGGCGGAGTTCCTCCTTCGTCTCGACCCGGATGTCCCCATTCGCGGTGATGGTGTACTTCAGCTTGGTCGTCTGTTCCCGCAGCTTCGGGTCGTGGACGCGGATGGCGATGGCGCCGTTCTCGAACCGGCGGCGGAGGTTCCACCAGGCCTGGGAGCGCCAGTTCTGGAACTTGGTCTGGACGGCCAGGGCGCCCCGGAAGGGGACGAGCTGGATCACGCGCTCGGGGAAGGCCTTCATGCCGGCGGCCACGGCGGCCTCGGCGTAGCCGATGGCGCCGGCCCCCACGCCGTCGGCGTCGTAGACGACGAAGTCGGGGGCGTACTTGAGGATCGCCTCGGTGACGGGGCCCTGGAAGAAGGAGTCCGGGCGCATGGCGGGGAAGGGCAGGAGGGCGGTGACCATGTTCCCGTCGCGGACGGCGATCGTGTTCTCGTTGGAGCCGTACGGGGCCAGGTCGATGCCGAGCTGGCGGGTGCCGGGGGTGCCCTCCGCCTGCACGGCCTGGTCGTACCAGGGCTCGGCGATGAGGTTGTCGTCGGTGAGGTCCCAGAACTCGGCCTCGATCTTCGTGGTCCAGTCGTAGGTGCCGGGGCCCATGCCGGCGGCCTTCAGCTCGTCCAGGTACTCGGGGGTGAGGAGGTAGGCGCCGGCCGGGGCCTCCTCGCCGGTGAAGTTCGGCGTCTCCCAGGCCGGGATCTTGATGACGGTGGTGTGGCCGGCGCGGCACTGGTCGGCGGCCCAGGTGTCGCCGGACGTCGGGTTGAAGATGAGGAGCTGCCGCGCGTCGCCGGTGGCGAGCGAGGACACGAGGCCGCGGGTCGTCTCTTCAGGCAGGGCGGTGGCCTCGTCCCCGACGACCAGGATGTGGGCGCCGTGGACCCCCTGGAGCGACTCTGCCATGCTCGGGCTCTGGCCCAGGATCCAGTGGTCCGGGCCGTCGTCGAGGCGCAGTGTCTGGCCCACGCCCATTCGCCCGGGGAGGGCGATGCCGCGTTCCTGGAGCTGGACGTACGCGAGGCGGATCTCGCCCCACAGGACGTCGCGCAGGTGCTCAAACTTGGAGGCCAAGGTGATGACCTTGGCCCCGCCACACGGGCCCGCACAGCGCCGGCAGGGGGTGCCGGGCATGTAGGCGTCGTAGAAGGCGAGGGCGATACGGGCCGCGAGCCACGTCTTGCCGCTGGCCGTGCAGGAGGGAACGGCGACCCGGGCCCGGAAGTGGGAGCTGGCGAGGGCGATGTCGCGCTGGATGCTCCAGAGTCCGCCGCACGCCGCCTCCACCCACAAACCAAGGTCGGCTTGCCCGGCGAGACGAAGGCGGGCGCGGGCATCGGTGGTCTGCATCAGGCGTTCTCAGGCGGCTTCGTAGGTGATGACGGCCTGTAGCCGATCTCCGTTGCCGAAGGTGAAGGGCAGGGTACCGGCCGCATCTCCGACCACGCCGCTACCGGAAGCGTCCACCGGGGACATGAACATGACGTAGTTGTACGGATCCGTGTCCGAGTTGCGGGCCACGGTCATGTACTCGTAGGCCCCGCCATTCAGGAGGCGGCCAGAACCGCTGATGAAGTCCGCCCCGGCGGCGTTGACGTCAGCTGTCGAGGCCGTTACGGGAAGCTGTAGTCCGATGCGGGCCGTCGACGTAGTCGTCGTACCGCCGAGGAGAGCAATCCGGCAGACAACGAGGTTGCCGTGCCGGGTCCACCGCCCGCCGACCAGGCCGTTTCCCAAGGTCAGGCCTTGCGTGCCGGGCGTGTACGCGGTCCACCGGTTCATCGCATCCGTGATCTCGGCGAAGTCACGCTGGATCTGCTCAGCGGCGCGGCGCGTCAGGTCGGCGACGTATTGGTACGGAACCTTGAGTTCGGGCATCAGGAGGCGGCCTCAAAGACGCCATTTGCGAACAACGAATCGCCGGTCCCCCATGTGAAGGGAACGGTCGCCGAAATAGAGGTGTAGACCCCATTCGCGCTCGTGGTATCAAGGACACGCCACTGCGTGTTGTTGCCGCCCGCGCTCTGAATGATGGCCAGGTAGTTAGCGGCGCCGGCATCGAGGCAGGCTCCCAGGCCAAGCGGGGCATCGCCGGCCGAGATCCCGGCGGCCATAGTAAACGGCAGCGTAATGCCGGGCTGCGTGCCCACAGCACTCGTCGACCCGAGCACAAAGCTGAAGAAGAAGTGAACGGTACGCCCCACCCGATGGTACCGGGCGGTGATGGTGCCGTTACCAAGGGTCAGATTGGACAGCGTTGGGACCCAGTCCGTCCACGCATCGTTCTCGGCGACGTGCTGGTGGTCGGACCGCGCACTCGTGGAGGCGGATCCCTCGGCCGGGGAGGCGGTGCCGTCGAGGTCGGTACGTACCGGGACCGCGGTGGTGAACTGGTGCTGGTGATCGACCCGGGCGGCCCCCAAGTCGGTGCCGTTGGCCGCGGTGTCGTCGGGCTCGATGGCGGACGGGGTGCCGCCCAGCGCTCCGAGCTGCTGGTATCGCGCGTCCCCGGCCGCCTGAGTCAGGTACGTGGAGTCCACGATTGCGGGTGGCGCCGAGACCAAGGCGGCAAGGAGAGACTGGTTCGACGCACCGACGGAGATGTACCACGTCCGCGGCCCCCCGGACGCTGCGGGAATGGACTCGTCGATCCGGTAGTAGGTGCCGGATGGGGTGATGTCGGCGTTGCGCTCCAGTGTCAGGGACCAAGCACCGGCGCCGTCCGACGTCGTCGACTCGATGGCCGCGATCTCGGTGCCGGATGCCGTCCGGAACCCGGTGCCGGCGCTCGGCATCAGGGTGGCGGTAACGGGCACGGAGCCGACCACGGTGCCGGACGGGTCCGTGATCGTGTTGTTGATGACGCTGGTGGCCATGGTTCAGGTTACCTCAGTGGTGGAGCCGGGAGCCTGTGCTACCGCTGACTCAGGATGCCGTGGAGGGCCAGGCCAACGGAGTCGAGGGCATATCCGTCGTGCTCGTTGACGCCGACCGTGATGACGGTGAGGTCGGCACTGGCCAGGATCTTGCGGGTGTTCTGGAAGGCGCTGGCGAAGATGGTGATGTCCCGGTCGTTCCAGCCGTTGGCCGCGGACGCCTGGGCAGCGGTGAAGGACTTGGTGAAGACACGGGGGTCGGTGGTGGCGGTCATGGTGTGGAGGGAGGCGTCGAAGGCCTCGGTGACGGCCCCGCCGGCCGACAGCACCCCGTTCCCGCCGGTGATTCCGGTGAAGGTGGTGGCCGTCTTGCCGGTGTACGGCAGCTTCTGGAAGACGGTTCCCTGGAGAGTGAGGAGCAGGGTTCCGGAGGCGGGGAAGGCGGTGGTATCGGCCACGGTGATGCTGGTTGTCGCGGCGGTGAGTACCTGGGTGCCGGTGGCGGCGGTGGCGGCCAGCTCGGAGGTGAGGGGAATGTTGGCCCAGGTGAAGTCGGCCTTGAGGTACTCGGCACGGCCGGTGACCTCGTTGATCCGGATCAGGGCCAAGGAGGGGGCCGGGGACGCGTCGGCCGCTACCAGGGTCTCCGAAATCTGGTCGAAGAGGGCGGCGTTGATGAGGAGATCCTCCCCAACGTGCCAGTGGTCGCCGGCTGCGGCGACGACGCCGGGGCGGGAGACGAGAAGGAGCTGGACAGCGCGGCCGTGGTCCGACGCACTGGCCGCCATCTCGACGGTGGTGTTGGCGGCGTACGGAAGAGTGTCGACAAAGCCCTTGCACAGGATCTGGGTATCGCGCTCCGTCCACTTGGTGGCGGGAGTGGCAAAGGATGTCGAGTACAGGCGTGAGGTGCCGGGTACGGTTTCGGTCATGGCGTGCGCGTCGGCAAGGGCGGCGCCGGTCAGATCCACCCAGTCCAGGGCCGTGCTGTAGTACTGCAGGCGGCCGTTGGTGACGCGAAGGAGGCGTACGGCCGGGGTCGTGATAACGGCAAGCTGGTCTGTTGCCATGTCGAACACCCAGAAGACGATCCCGAGCGTGTCCCCGACAACCATGTGACCGGCGATGCGGGCTGAGCCGGCATCGCATTGCGGGGCCAGGTTGGGGTTTACGGCCAGGAGGGTGACGGTCCGCGTTGCGGTGTTGGCTTCCAGGCCGACGGCATCGACGGGCGTGACGATGACCGTCTTGCAGGACCAGGAGCCGCCGGGCAGAGCCTCATCCCAGGAGAGCGGCACCTTGGAGCTGGTACTCTCCAGCCAACCAGCCTCGCCGCCATTGGTATCGGTGTTCCGGCCAGAGACGCTGTTCGTCGGGGACGCCTCCGAGCCGGTTAGCTGCCCCGCATCCCACATCTTGAGGTCAGCGGTCAGGATGTTCTGGCCGGTGCCGTTCGCGTTCCGGAATCGGCAGGACAGGAAGAACAGGTCAGAGGTGGATCGAGTGGTGTCGTCGAGGGAGAGGGGTGGGGCGGCGAAGACGTCGGTGTTGGCTTGGGCGAGGTGAGCGACGGTGAGCTGCGGGTCGACGGTGATCCGGGCGTCGTTGAGGATGACCAGATCCGAGACGAAGACGAACCCGGCCTGCTGGCCGGCGGCGGCCCAGATGAACTTGTTGTCGCCCCCGAAGTCGGCGGCGGCGAGGCGGGGGCGGATCTCCTTCAGGTCCGAGGCGAGCTGCATCCCGTTTCCGATGCGCCGGTTGGTGCCGGCCGTCCCCGTCCACGAGAAGTCGCGGACGGCCGCGGTCGCGGACGCCGGGCCACTCCGCTCCAGGGTCCCATTACCGTCCCGGCGGATCTCAGGATCGAGGGACGAGGACTCGTAGCAGACGGCGTCGAGAGTCAGGCGCTGGTGGATCGGGTCCGGGAAGGCCCAAAGTCCGGGCTCCGCACCGCCGAGGGCGACGTTGGAGATCGAGTAGGCGTCGAGGCGGGCAGTGCGGCGGATGTAGCCCTGCGCCCAGTCGTTGTGCGTCGCCGCGATGGGGGCCGCGTACGCCCCCCGCGAGTCGGCCGGTCCCCAAGCGACAACCGCCGCCCGCGAGACCTGGAAGAGGAGTTCCACCGTCCCCCACCTGGCGGCATCGACCGCCCCGTCGAGCGGGTTGGCGTCGAACCGGAGCGTGAAGGTCTGTGAGCCCGAATCCCCGACCGGCGCCAGGGCAACCGTGGCGCCGATGTCCGCACCGCCGCCCGGAACCCGCACACGCAGAACCCCGGTATCCGCAGCCCCGGCCAGCGGGGCCCCGACGATCGACCACTCAAAGCGAATGGTGACGGCGATGACCTCTCCCGAGGATGCCGGGTCGAAGGTCCACGAGGCCTGGTCTCCCGGGGCCTCGGGCGCGATGTCCGTGATGCTGATGGAGTAGGCGCGCTTGTTGTTGTCGGGATCGACGTCGTTCTCGATGTGGATGGCAGCGCAGCCCCGGAACGGACTGCCGGCGATCTGAGCCATCAGGCGCTCTCCAGATTCTCGACGCGCTTTGTCAGGGCCTCGACATCAGCGGCCAAGGTGTCGACCAAGATAGCCAGGGCGGCAATAGCCTCACGGGCACGGTAAGCCTCGAGCATCGGCCGCCCGCCGATCGGCTTCGTCGCGGCGATCTCCTGGAGTTCGGCCCGGATCACCACGGCAGGGCGGCCCTCCCATCCCAGGAGCCGGTGAGGACTTGAGCCCGGGTGAGGCGGCTGGTTACGTCGTAGGTCATCTTCTGGATCGTCCATGTCGCCGCCGCAGTCGACGCTCCGTTCAGGTTCTTCCCGACGTACACCGGGTTCCCGTCGATACGGACATCGTAGTCGAGGCGGGTCTCGTAGTCGGTGAGGGAGCGCTTGACATCGAGGAGAGTCGCCTCGGTTGCGCCGCCGGTAGTGACGGTGCCGCCGGTGAGCATCAGCACCTTGTCGCGGCCTAGTTCGGGGATGCCCTCGTTGTCGCCGCTCGGCTCGCCGGAGTAGAAGGGGCCCTGCCACAGGTCGGCCGGGCACTCCCAGCGCTCGATCGGGTCCCCGGACGCGTTGACCGCGGTGACCAGGACGAGACGGGTCCCGTCAACCGGGCAGACGAGGGAGGTGGCCACAGCTCAGGCTACCCGACATAGTGTACAGGCGCCTGGGTCGCCGCGGGTGATCTTGATCGGGGCCGGCAGCCGCTCGACCTTGGCCAAGGCCTCGTGCACGTGTAGCCCGCAGACCGGGACGCGGAGAGGGCCTACGGTCAGCACGTAACCGCGCACGGTCAGCCGACGACAGACGAGCCGATAACCAGGAGCGTACGGTCGGCAAGTTGGTTCACCGCGGCGGCCGAGGTGCCGGAGCGGAGGCGCAGGAAGCGGCCGAAGCCGTGCCAGTGCGCCGTGTTGACGATGACCCACTTCGACGCCTCGACGGTATACGTCACCTCGGTGCCTCCGGAGTCCTCGACAGGGGTGAAGGGGCCGGCGACCTCGGTCGAGCACTCAAAGGAGAGGCTGGCCGCTGTCCAGGCGGCGGGCATCTGGACAGCGACAAAGTCGTAGTGCATTAGGTCGACGGTATCAGAGATCGAGGCGCCCTCGAGAATGGTAGCCGGGTGAGTGGCCCGGTCGACACCGCGCGGCATGGATCAGAACCTCGTGATGACGACGACCACGCCGCTGGCTCCGGCACCACCGGCTGCCACGGCCGCGGCATCGGCGCCACCGCCGCCACCGCCGCCACCACCACCGGGGAATCCGCCTGCGCCCCCACCGCCACCGGCGCCGGTTGCCGCTGCAGACCCGCCGCCGCCGCCACCGCTTCCCGGGGCACCGGATCGCGCGTTACCGGAGGTTCCGGCCGTTCCGGGGTTGACGCCACCTGCCGTCCCGCCGGCCGGGGCGGTCTGGCCCACGCGGTAGCGGGAGACGCCGCCAGCCGATCCGGCTGACGTGGCGTCGGCTGCGGTCACACCGCCACCGGCACCGCCGCCCCCGGCCCCGGAGGCCGTGGTCGAGGCGGCTGCAGCCACGGTGCCGGCGTCGATAGCCGAGGCCCCGTCGCCGCCACTGAACATTGCGGTGCCGCCGGCTCCGAGGAGACCGCCAACGCCGGCCGTACCGCCGCCGCCCAGGGCCCCGCCGTTCGCGGCGCAGTCGGCCGCAGCCTGGGTTGCGCCGAAGAAGGAGGCGCCACCGGCCACGCCGTTGGCGGACTCGGTGGCTCCTCCCGCGCCCCCGGCACCCACGGTGCAGTTCACGGTCGCAGGGAGGTCGCTGGCCGAGAAGACCATGCGGGACATGCCGCCGCCGCCTCCACCGCCTCCGCCGGCACGGATAGCGGAGTCGGCAGCCAGGTCTCCGGCCCCTCCGCCACCGCCACCACCGACGCAGATGACCTCCACTTCCTGGGCGCCCGACGGCTTCGTCCAGGTAGCCGTGGCGTCGTAGACCTGTACTTCCTCGGCTACGGAGCCGAGTCCATCGAGACGACCGCCCATGTCAGTAGCTCATCTTTCCGCGGCCCTTGCCGCTGCCGTACCCCGGAGGGTTGGTCTTGACCGGCACCACGGCCGGCTTGGAGGAGGACTTCGCCGGCACCTTGGCCGGACTGGACTTGCTGGACTTCGGGTAGGCGCGACCGCGAGGCATCGTCAGACTCCCAGGATGAGCAGGTCGATCCGCATGGCGGACCAGTCGGCGAGGTTGGACTCGATGAGGGCGTCTCCGGAGGCACCGGACTCCCAGGCGCTCAGGCGCCAGGAGTTGGCGTCGGTGCGCTCGGCGGTGACGAACATGTTGGTCGTGGCGCCGAGCTTGGTGCTCGGGTTGACGAAGATGGCGAAAATCTCGGTGAGGCCGACGTCGCCGGCCTCGAACAGCTCCCCGCCGGCCGGGTAGGTGGCGTCGGGCGTGACGCGGGCCAGGACGGCCTTCACGTTCCCCAGGCTGAGCTGCGGGATCTGCGGGTGGACGGTGGTGTCGAACGTCAGGGGCATTGCGGCTCCAGATGGCCTGGCCGGGCAGATCCCGGCCGATGCCCCATGCTACCCCGCCAGAGGGGCCGGGCGGGCGGCTGCGGGGAGGGGGCCAAGGGGCTCGCCGGCCCATAGCAGTATTAGAAGAAGGTGAGAGAGGGGGAAGGAGTATATGTACCCATTACTATACGGTCCCCCACCTAAATCTGCTAACGGCCCCCCGCTAGCGGCCCGTCATCGCTGCTAGCGCCGCTAATCTGCTAATCGCTAGCGCTTTGGTCCTCGGGCCGCGTCGCCAGTCTTCGTAGACCAAAGAAGTCCAGCCTGTACCCGGCAGCCTGGGGCCGGATCCCGAGTCCATTCTCCCCGTGCCGCCGTGTCTACGAGTGAGACTCCACCCCCCGCCCCCCACCGCCCCCCGGAGCTGCGGGCACCCGGGGGGCCGGACACCGGCGCCCAGCGCTCAGAGACCAAGGTCGGGGGAGAGGGGACACGGGGGCACGGGGCACGGTGGGTAGGCGAGGGAACACACTCACGCATCCCCCGCATCCCATCACCCCACCTTCCCTCACCCCACCACCTCGCATCCCGCCTCGCGCCACCACGCTGCCGATCCCCGTCCCCCGCTACCAGGGAAGCGGAGCCCGCATAGACCAAGCAGATCGCCTGGTATCCCAAGCGCCCGGATAGGGTGGCTCGTTCATTGGCCTCTGGCCCCGTCGCCCGGGTACAAAGCTGCCGTGGACCCATGGCCCGGGCGGGCCAATCTGCCCTGAATACGTTGACGGGGGCAGCGGTGAGGAGGAGAGTGGTCACTGTAGTCCCAATCGAGACAGGAGCCCAGAGGATGCTACCGACCTTCGCATCACCCCTACCTTTCCCGGACACGGCCCCGGACGGCCGACTCGGGACCAACCTCATCGTTCGTTACCGTTGGAACGGCCGTCTTCGGACCAAGCGGGGCCGAGGTATGTACCTCTCCCCGGGCGCCGTTGGTTTCTGGGGTCGGACCAAGACGGCGTGGCTTTGGCACGACGGTACCGAGACGGTCATCGTCGCCCCGGAGGCCTAGCTGCCATGCTGCCCTCCCTGGACCCCATCGCCATGAGCGAGCATGGCCGACTTCTCGGCTCCGGTGTTCACCGCCGGGCGTTCTCGCTCCTGGACCAGTACGTCGTCAAGGTCGCCAAGGGGCCGCACGGCGCCGAAGCCAATCGCCTGGAGGCAGACTCCTGGGACTGGCTCAGCACCGGAGACGGCCAGGCGTACCGCGACGCCTTCTGTCCGGTCACGGCAGCCTGTCCCGACGGCTGGTGGCTCATCATGCCGAAGTGTCGTCCATCGGGATGGATATACGGTGAGTCGCCCGTGGACAAGGCCCGTCAGGCCCGGATCGTAGGCGACCTGCACGCCGAGAACACGATGCTGGCCCCGGACACAGGGGAGCTGGTCGTAACGGACTACGGGTTCGGCGTCGGCCCGTTCAAGGTGGACGGCCTTGAGGGCTTGCCGATGGACCACGACTCTTCCATGGACAGGCGGGGGGAATGCGCCTGTCCGGATTGCGAGGGCGAGCAGGAGGAGCCTTCCTGCCGCTGTCCGGACTGTCAGGGCTGGCGTGTACCCGGTACCGATTGCTGGCAGCAGCAGGCCCGTGGGCAGGAGTCGTGCCCGGACTGTGGCTGGCGGTGGGAAGACGACGAGCAGAAGACGGACGCCTGCACCTGCCGTGGTTGCATCGCCCACCGGGCCGGGCGTTGCCCGGAGGCCCGATGAACGCCACCGGGCTCCCAGCCCTGCCGACCGTCGAGACGCTGGCCAGCAATGTGGCCAGCGTCTACGACCGGGCGGCGGCCGATGAGCGGGCGGCGGGCGCACTCTGGTACCCGGACGCCCATGCCTTCGCCCACGGGCTCACGGCGCACGGGCTCACACTCGACCAAGCGTGCGGAGTGACCGCTGCCCTCTCGCCCCGTGTCTCCTGGGCCATGAACCAACGTCTCGCCCTGTCCCTGGCCCGTGGGGAGCCCGTACGGGGCCTAGGCCTGTCTCTGAGGAAGGCCCGGGCCATCATGGCCGGCGACCCGGTGGAGGCCGTCCTAGCACCTCCTAGGGGCCAACCACGGTCGGGCCAGAAGGTGCGGGCGTTCCATGCGTGCATTCGGCACCCGTGGACGGCCACCGATGTCGCCGTGGATCGGCACGCCTTCGACATCGCCATGGGCGTGCACGGAGACGACCGAACCCGGGACGTGCTTGACCGGGCCGGAGTGTATGCCCGGATTGCCCACTCATACTCCCTTGTCGCCGATACCCTCGGCGTGCTACCATCCACCATACAGGCGACCACTTGGCTCGCCTGGCGCCGAGAGAAGGGACTCACCTGATGGCCTACACCACCACCAACTACCGGACGAAGAAGGCGCTCAAGGAGGCCGTAGCGGCCGGTGAGCGGGTCACCGTCTACCAGCCCGGCCCCTTCGGCTCGGACGTCATCGACGGGACCGTGTACCTGGAGGGCCCGCACTACCCGGCCCCGCACTCGTGGTACGCACAGGCCACCGTGAAGGGTGGCGCCGTCGTCAAGATCAAGTGACCCGCCACCCTTACGGTTACGAAGCGACCCACGCCCGAGTGCGCCGAGCCCGGGGCCGCCCCGCCCGCTGCGAAGAGTGCGGGATAGCCGATCCCGAACGCACATACCACTGGGCTCATATCCACGACACGAACGACAATGACCCCGAAAACTATCGCCGCTTGTGTGTCCCGTGCCATGGCGCATACGACGCCCCGAAGAGTAGATGATTTCCTCAATGCCGCCCCTCAATGCGGAGGCTATGCGGGCTATCGTGGCTCGGGCGGCGCTAGAATTCATCCTTATGCACGTCCGAAGCGGTACCGTATTCCTCGGAAAGAAGGCCCGGTGAGGCCACCATATTCCAAACCAACCACCCGTACCCGTCGCCCCATTACTAGGCCTAGGAGGCCACAATGAAGAACCTGCACCACGTCATCGAAGACCTGAATGGTCTGTCTCACGCCTATGCCAACCGGGTCGAGGCGAACGGCGTCGAGCACCCGGACAACCCCTACCTGACCCGCCAGGCCATGCGTTTCTACACGGCGGCCCAGGCGATCGAAGACGCCATCGCCGACTCCCGGGACCGCCGGGCAGAGGCGGCGGCCTGAGGCCCGAGCCGCCCGCCAGCGCCCCGCACGCCGGAGCGCTGGCGGATCAGCTTGACGGCCACGAACGGTCGTGGTACACTTCCCCTACGACACCGAGAACGGAGTCCCGGCATGATCGACACCACCGTCCCCACCCTTTCCGCCATCCAGGAGTCGCACCGCATCCTCATCCACGCCCCCGAGGTGAATGTCTACGACCTCGGCCTACTGCCCCAGCAGCACGCCACCGTCGCCCTGGAGGCGCTCATCGGCTCCTGCCGGCGCTACCTCGCCGCATTGGAGATGGCCGCCCATGTCTCGTGAAGACGCCCGCCGCCGCCTGGCCGCCTACCGTGACCGCCTCAAGGCGGACGCAGCGGCGAAGGCCGCCTCGGCCAAGGATCCCGGGGTCGAGGAGCCGGACCCCCTCAAGCCCTTCGAAACCGACTTCCGGTCCCGGCCCGACTCGACGCTTCGTATGGTCGACCCCTTCCACGCCGACCCCGCCGTCAAGCACGTACCAGACCTCATCCCCGACCCCCGTGACCTCGCCGTGCGCCTGCGGACCTACCGTGGCCGCATGGGCCTCAACGCCATGCTCTACGACCCGGCCCTGTGCGAGGGATGCAAGAGCACCCTGGCTGGGGCCCTCCACGCCCCGATTGCCCTGTCCGAGTACAATTGAGGAGGCCGCATGAGCACCGAAGCCGTCGCTCCGGGGTGTCGCACCTGCGTACACTTCGTCTCGTCCGCCGAAGCCGCCGCCTTGAATCTTGGTGGCGTATGCGAGGTTCACCTCACCGATGTCACCTGGACCGACTGGTGTGACCAGCACGACCCGCTCGTCACCTACAGCCGCTCCGAGCACATCCTCATCGAACGCCGCTGCACCCGTTGCAGCCGTACCGACATCTACTCCCTCGGCTACGGGACCGAGGCCTATTGCGCCTACTGTGACTTTGGCGCCGACGAGGAGGAGAACGCATGACCTTGAATCCATTTGTGCGCACGCTGCGAGACCTAAGCGACTGGGCCCACGGCCAATTCACACTGGCCGAAGAGGCCGGGTTCGCCATCGCCTACGACCACCTGCTCGACGAGATCGACCGCCTGCATTCCATCGTCCTAGCCGCCAAGGAGGGATCATGACGCACACCTACCGTGTCTATCTAGTCGCCACCAAGATGGTCGACGTCGAGGCCGAGGGGATCCTCGACGCCGAGTGGGATGCCGCCTACAACGCCTGCGGCGAACTCGGCCCCTCGTGGCAGGTCATGGTGTCCGAGTCCCATGAGGTAACCCCGCCCTGGCAGCCCAACTTGCTCCCGGAAGGCGGTGGTCTCTGATGGCCCGCCGCCTCCCCCGCCTGCCCGAGATCGACGGCTACGACGCCGCCTACACCAAGGCCCTACTCGCCCCCGGCGACACGATCGCCCTCTACGACTACCGCTGTGCGGCGTGCGGGCTCTACTGGGCCGGCCCCGTGCTCACCCAGTGCCCCAACCCCTTCTGCCTGTCCCGGGACGTCCGGCGTGCGAGGGGCCAGGTGCTGGCCGGATGAACCCCGACGAGACCGGCGAGGACCGGGGCGCTGTCCCCGTCTCCCGCCGCACCTTGACAACCCTGCGCCGGCTTGCTAGCATGAAGGGATATGCGCCGCCACGGGACAACCTCACCGAAGCCGAGGCCCGGGACGCCATCACCTGGCTGACCCGCCTCAAGCGAGGTGAGGATGGCCGGGCCGTACGCCTGCCCGCCGTCGCCGACCCCGCCGCCCCGAACACCACCCTACTAGATTGGAGGCTTCCACGCCCATGAACGACAACCTCGTATCCGACTCGGCCGCCTTCGCTGCCGCCCATGACAGCCCGCAAGCACACCTGACCATTGCCCTCGTCACCCTCCTGGTCCTCGGTGAGTCCCTCGCAGAGGCCAAGCACCCGGAGGCTGACGTTCTCCAGTCCGCCACCCAAACCATCGGATCCGCCCTCCGGGCGATGGGCATCTACCTCGATCGCAATACACTGACTGACCTGGAGGCGGCGGTATCATGAGCAACGCCCTCTACCTTCTCGGAAGCATGTGCTTCGCCCTCGGCACCATCCTGAACATGGTGCGGCCATGAACGCCCCGATGCGCACCGTCGCCAAGCAGGCGGTCGGCGAGTACGTCACGATCTACGCAGCCGGCGGCACGTTCTATGGCCTGCTGACCAAGGTGGCGGACGATGGCGAGGCCCTGCGCCTCGACTACACCGACGACGTCGGCCGCAAGGTTTTCGCCTCGATCGACATCCTCCGCATCCAGGCCATCGTCCGGTACGAGCCGGGACAGGCGCCCGGATCCTGATGCGCAAACTACGGAACGCCACCCGGTCCCCCGACCGCCACCGAGCCGGTCTCGTCTGGCTACCCGACGTCGCCGCCTTCCGCCCCAACCGAGCCGCCATTCGCTCGACGCCCATCCTCTGGTCGACGAGAGCCGTCATCGCAACACGCACACAGTGGGGCCGGGCGATCGCCTTGCTCCTCACCGGCAACACCGAACACCCACAACAGGAGGCATGACCTATCATGGCATTCGACGTGGCCCTCACGGGCCTCCGCAACCACTACCTGTCCGATGGCCTCACGCCGGCCCAGGCCACGCTCCAGGCCCTGGTCCACTCTCTTCTGATCTCGGTCAACGTAGTCTACAACACCGAGGACCCGGCGCCCGGCGCCCTTGCCTACGCCGACTCTCTCGTCCAGCACATCGAGTGGGTCCAGGCCCAGGATGACGGTTACCCGGACGGGGAGGACGCCTCCTCGCCCCTTCCCGAGTACGAGGTTCCCGGGCCCGGGCCCGACGGGCCGGCCGAGGTGACCTCATGAAGGTCTGCCTTGAGCGGGCCGGCGGTAGCTACGCCAGCACCGGCGCCTGGCGGACGACCGTCACCGGCCCGTATGGCGGGCGTTCAGTCGCCGCTGAGGGCTGGAGCCGGCGCCGGGCCGAGAAGAGGGCCCTCCGCCTCTACGACCTGACCGAGGGTATACTGGATACCATCCGCGCCGAGGCCAAGATCGAGGTGTCTGTCCTCCGGGACGAGATGAACACCAAGCTTGCCGACCTCAACGACCGCCTCACCGACCTCACCACCCGCCCCATTTCCTATTAACGGCCCCGTCTCAGGGGTCATAGTACCAAACAAGGAGGCTTTCATGCCAGGCATTATCGGTTTTACCGGCGACACCGAGGGTGATGACTTCGACGAGGTCTGTTCCCTCATCGAGGCCCAGGGCGGCGACCCGGGCATCATCATCCCCCTCATGGGCGTCCTCTCCGACGCCGCCGCCCAGTGCGCCGGCCTTCGGGTCAGGGCCAAGGTGGGGGTCAAGGACGAGGAGGCGGCGAAGGCCCGGGGTGAGGGCGTAGCGTCTGACCCCGAGGCCGGCCGCACCGTGCTCTCCGCCGCCATCCACTACGGAAGGGTGGTCGGGGTGCTCGACTGCCTGGAGGCCCTCGGCGAGCCGGGCCCCTCCATGAGGCCAAGCGAGATCGTCGACGCCGCCGAGCAGATGCTCACCGACCCGGCGGCCTTCGCCGACCAGCTCGCCGCCTCTCGGGAAGCGGCGCTCGCCGCCATGGTCGCCGAGCAGGAGGGCGGCGACGTCCCGTCGGCCGACCCCGGCGAGCCCCCCTACCTCGGGCGGGTCGACGACACCGGATCGGCCGAATGAGCGCCGATGACCGCATCATGACGATCCGAGTCACCAACCAGCTACACGCTCGGATCACCGCCCTGGAGGCGAAGGTGGCCATCCTGGAAGCCGCCATCCGCCGCCGGCCTGCCGAGGGCTGACCGCCTCGCCGGCCCTCCGGCGCCCCCCTCCCCGTGTCCCGTTCCACGGGGAGGGGGGCCACCCATTCAAGATGAGGAGAACGTCGTGAATCAGGATGCAGAATACGTCTGTGTCGGGTGGCGCTGCGACTGCCCCTGCGGCGAGACGTGGTGGGGCACGGGGTTCTCGCCTCTCTGCCCCGGGGGCGAAGGCACGCCCTTCCGGATCTACGTACAGCGGCCCCGCCCCGCGCCGGCCCCTTCCCCATAGC